TCAGGTACCAGTAGGTCGATCGTCCTCGGCAGGTAGATTCGGAACTGCCCACAATTTGCCCACACCCTGTTTCGTCCGCGCTTCACTCATGGCCTTCGAGACAGTGTCGAGGTCGTCGTCGAACAGGTCCGCGTAGACGTCGAGGGTCATCGCTGCCGATGCGTGACCGAGCATCTTCTGCACGACCTTCACGTCGGCCCCGGCCGCGACTGCGAGGCTGGCCGCGGTGTGCCGGAGATCGTGCGGGGTGACCCGCGGAACCTCGGCCTTGGCGACCGCCAGATCGAACCATCCGCTGACGTTGTGCGGCCGCCGCATGTAGTTGCCATCCTCACCCGGGAAGACGAGATCGGTCGGCCGGAGCGAGCGCAGGCGTTGCTCGAGGCGGGGGATCAGGAAGTCGACGATCGGTACCGTCCGGCGCTTGTGGCCCTTCGTGGTGCCGACGATGATCTCCTTGCCGACTTCGACGGCGTTCTCGTCGATCAGCACCCGGCGGCGGCCGAGGTCGAAGTCGCGGCGTTTGAGCGCAGTCGCTTCGCCCCACCGGGCACCGGAGTACGCCATCAAGAGCGCGAGGTCACCGTTCTCGCCGGCCGCTTCGGCGAACAGGTCGACCTCGTGGTGTGTGAGGTAGACGTTTCGCTTCCGCGTCTTGCGGGGGAGCTTGATGGCGTCTCCCTTCCTCGACTTCGACCGCGCGGGGTTCGTGTGAATCAACCGGTCCCGCACCGCGTCGTCGAGGATCCCCGCGAGCACGCCGTGGGTCCGGCCGACGACGGTGGCACCGAGCGCCTGTGGTGCGTTCACGCCGCGAGTCATGTCGGCGATCCACTGCTGCACCTCGCTCGGCACGATCGACTTCACCGCTCGCTGGCCCCATTTCGGTTCGACGCGCAATCGCCATGCGATCTCGAGCGGCCGGTATGCGGACGGCTTGAGGTGTGACTGACGGTTGAGCCAGTCGGGGCCGAGTTCGCCGACTGTCACCTTGCCTTCGGATGCGGCGATGAACTCGCCGCGCTCCTTCGCCACCTCGATGTTCGCGGCGAACGATTCTGCGGCTTTCTTCGTGGTGAACCCACGCTTGTCGGTCTGCCGGCCTTCGGGCGTCCGGTAGCGAACGCGGTACCGCTTGCCCTTCGCGGTCTCGTACGGTCTGACGGTTGCCATCACCCCGCCCTTCTGGATGCCGCTCGACTGTCGCGGATACGGCGCAGTCGTTTGACGAGAACTGGCTCGGCCTGCATGGCGTCCGGGTCGTCGAGCAGCGAGTTGAGCCGAGTGTAGTACTGCACGGGGGTGAGGCCGAGTTCGTCTTTCACGTCCTGCTCTTTCGAGGCGGCGTGGCGGTAGAACCGTTTCTCGAAGGCGAGGATCGCTAGCTGTTGTTCGGTCATGACCATTCTCCGTCGAGGTGGTATTCGAGTTCGGCAACTTCGATGGGGTCGAGGTTGTGGAGGCGGCACTGCACCATCCGTTCGGTGGTCCACAGCGTCTCGGCGAGTTCGGCCGGGTGGGTGGACCACTTCATGGCGTCGATGAGTTTGTGCAGTGGAATGAGGCGTCGAGACGCCATGTCGTCGACAAGGCGCTCTTCCCGGATGCCGTACATGTGGTGTCGCGGGTAGATCGGCATTCCGAGTTCGAGGTGCCCGATCTCGTGACTGAGCACAGTGCGTCGTCCTGCCTGGTCGAGTGTTCGACACAGCCAGATTCGGTCACCTCTAATGAGTCCGCGCACGCCGTCGGGCAGTTCGTAGCTGGTGCAGATGATGATGTGCGGGAAACGTTCAGCCATGTGCCGCCATGGATGCCAGTCTCTGCTCATGTCTGGGAACCTATCGGTCTCCTACGACATGTTTGCCCGAAATGCGTATTACAGCAATGTTATTCGTCGTCGTTCGGGAAGTCGGCGTCCGCCGCGTCCGCTTCTTTGAGGCTGGGCGGTGGGACGCTGCTGTCGCCCCAGTGGGCGGGTCGGACAACGTTGCTGCCTTGATTGCCGTCAGTCCTGTCAGTGGACTTGACGGCCGCTATGGAGGCTCGGCGAGACCCAGCTTCTCCATCAATCTGCGGATCGCTCGTCGCGTCCTGCGTGCCCTGGTCTTCATGTGTTTCTCCTACGACTGCGACGGTGGCCGTCGCCGTCCCCTCTCCCGAGGCGGTTGCTTCTACCTCGTAGACGGGACGAACGATGGCTCTGATGAGTTGATCGATTGCTTGCCGTTGATTCGACGAGAGTCGATTGGCTTCCGGCGGCGGCATGTACGGATCGGTTTCTCCGATCGGCACTCCCGCTGCCTCGCGAATCTTCTCGAGCGGAATCGCTAGCACTTCCGCAAGCGCCTTCATCGTCTTCTCACTAGGCCGAGACTTGTTGGTCCCAGCGAAGTAGCCGGCGATGGTTCCTTGCTTCAGATCGACACCGAGTTCGGCGGCTTTCGCAGCTGCCTGACGGGCTTCGATCCCGTAGCGGTTGCTCTTCAGCAGTTCGGATAAGGCGCTCACAGTTGCAAAGACTTCCCTAGTCGCAGGATGTTCGAATACTCCGATCGTAACCGTAGCGGTTACGAATACGTCCGGTGTAATTCGCGCGAGCACTGGTCAAGGCGGTTACGCCCGATTGGACGCTGTAACTAACCTCAGTTACAGTGGTTGGCGTATGGACAACCGACAAACATTGGGGTTACAGTGACTGCGGCACTTCAAAACGACACCAGGAGGTTGTGGGTGAAGCTCATCAGCAAGCGAGCGTTCCGCGACTACATCGACTTCCGCGGTGAGACGAACGCTTCTCTGGCGCGCAAGGCGAAGGTGTCTCCGGCACTCATCGCGCTGTTGCGCTCAGAGAAGAAGGCCGCGCGATGGAGCTGCAAGCCCAGTAATGCGCGCGCTATCGAGGTTGCGCTCAACGCGCCGCCGGGGTCTCTTTTTTCGGCCCAGTTGGTTGGCGGTTTGCCAAACGACACCCGTCTCAGCGCATAGAAAACGCCGCCCCGAGTCAGCGGGACGGCGTGACGACAAATGATTGGAGATCGAATGTCAGTACCCATCGTACGACACGGGGAGTCATCCCCGTTCGACGCGATTCGTCGCGTCCGACCAGACGGCTCGGAGTACTGGTCCGCACGCGAGCTGTCGAAGGCTCTGGAATACGAGACTTGGCGCAACTTTGCTGCCGCTATCGACCGCGCGAAGATGTCATGCGAGAACAGCGGATCTGCTGCTCAGGATCATTTTGTCGACACCAGCAAGATGATCGAGCTGGGCAAGGGTGGACGTCGGGCCGTTGATGATGTCGAGCTGTCACGTTTCGGCTCGTACTTGACGGTGATGAACGGCGATCCGAGTAAGACTCCCATCGCAGCGGCGCAGTCCTACTTCGCAATTCGCACCCGCCAGGCAGAGACGGCTCCGGCCGAACTGTCGCGCGAGGATCGGCTGGCGATTGGACTGCAAGCCGCACAGGAACTGTTGGCGGCCCGGGATTCACGCATCGTCGAGCTGGAGCCAAAAGCGGCCAAGTTCGACAACTTTCTTTCCGCCGACGGCGACTATTCAGTCTCCGAGTGCGCGGGAGTGCTGAACCGCGCGGGCATCGAGACCGGCGAGAAGCGACTGTTCGAGACGCTACGGATGATGCGCTGGACATTTCAGGACCACAAGGGCCGGCCACGTGTGTATCAGCCCATCAAAGATCAAGGACTGCTTGCCGAGAAGCCGACCGGCGAGTGGGTCGATGACGACGGCGGAGTTCACATTCGTTGCCCACAGGTCCGGGTCACCCCGAAGGGGATGTCGCGGTTGCTTGAGCGCCTGGAGGCCTCGGCATGACCGGCGCAGGCAACGACTGGAGCGTCGTCCGTCTTCCGGAATCGATGGCGGCAAAGGTCACAGTGATGAATGGCTGCTGGCTTTGGACTGGCTCGCTGAACAACAAGGGCTACGGCCAAGTAGGCGTAGGCGGGCGAGTGAAGTTGGCTCATCGTGTCGCATACGAACTGCTGATCGGTCCGATCCCAGAAGGTCTGCAACTGGACCATGTGCGTGCCCGTGGCTGCGAGCATAAAAACTGCGTTAACCCGTCACATCTGGAGCCGGTCACCTGCCAGGTCAACAACTCTCGCACTGCAGCGGCTACCAAGACTCACTGCGTGAATGGCCACCCGCTCTCAGGCACCAACCTGATCGTGAAGCGCCGCACGTCGGGCGGAGAAATGCGCAACTGCCGGATCTGCAACCTGGACTCCGCGCGCCGGCTCCGAGAGAAGAAGGGTGCGGTTCGTCGATACAAGACGGATGCGCGTGCCCGTGCGCTTGCGGGAGCTGATTCCTGATGGAGATACGCAAACCACTCACTGTCGCCGATGTCGCGGCGATGGTTCCACACACTGCCGATTGGGTTCGGGATGCTGCGAACAGTGGTGCGCTCGAGTCTCTTCCGCGAGGGGGCCGTCGGCACATGTTCACCGAGACGCATGTCGCTGACTGGATCAACAAGGGTGCGCCGAAATTCCCCGATCGCCTCAGGAGGACGGCATGAGAGATGCGCGAACGAAGGACTTCACGTTCTACGCCGAGCCGGTCGTGGTTCTCGGTGACGATTTCAGTCGCATGCCGACGGTCGCTACCGGTTTGGCCTCCGGTGACCGAGGTGAAGAGATTCTGCTGTCCGTGTATGACACGCACGAACGGGCCGAGTTGATGCTCACACGTTCAGAGGCTCGGCTTCTCGGCAGGCACTTACTGGAGGACTTCGGGCCGGACGGCTCCGAGATTCCTGGTGGCGCTGCGCGACCCGCGCTTGCGATTGTCCGACCAATCCGAGGCGGTGACTCCGCATGAATACCCCCGATTACTCCGATGTCCGCACCCGTCATCGCCGCGAGATCCGTAACGATCCGTGGCCGCGGCATGAGTCGGATCACCGGATTCTGGCGTTGGGTTTCGCGTCGGTGATGGTCGTCGTGATTGTGGTTGTGACTGCGGTGTCGGTGATGCGGCCATGAGCGAACTGGACCTCGACGCGATCGAGGCACGTACGCGGGCAGCGACCAGCGGTCCATGGTTTCTCGACTCGGATGGAATCAACCAGGCGTTCGTGGGCAACCGTGCCGATGGGCGACAACACGGTCTCTGGGAAATCGTGCACATGAGTGGCGACAAACTCGGCGACCTGAAGCCTGAGTTCGCAGAGCAGCACCGTGATGATGCCGAGTTCATTGCCCACGCCCGCACCGACATCCCAGCGCTCATCGCTCGCGTTCGAGAGCTGACTCCCCGCGTGCTCGAGGGGGATTGGGAGACGGTCCGGGATGCACTGGACGCACTGCCGGAAGGTGCGCAGATCCGTTGGACGACAGGCATGGACAATCTGCCGGCACTCGCAATCCGATTCTCGCGCGGATGGAAGATCACCGGCTACTACGGATCGCTGTCCTCCGACAACATCGCCCGCGATGAGACACCCATCGAGGTGATCGCATGATCGTCACGCATGAGGGCGGCGTGGTCGTTCGCTTCATCGATCGGGATGAAGACGACGAGACCGTACACGTTGCCGACCCACTGCCGGACGGGCGTTTTCGGGTCAGGGGAGTCGACCGCTGGACATACGCAGCGGACGAGCTCGAGTTCGGGGTTATCCGATGATCCGCCGTTTCCGTCCCCACCTGATCCTCGCGGGCATCCTCCTCGGCGGCCTGGCCGCCTCGCCACTCTGGCAGGTGATCCCGTGAATGGCTGGTGCCTGTTCGGAATCGTCAGCGCCATCGTCATGGCCCTCGGTGTCGCGTGGTCGGTGTTCATGATCGCAACGCAGACAGGAGATTTACTTCTCGCCAGCGCGGCGAATCTGCCGGTCTGCATTCTCCTGTTCTGCTCGTCGGCGTACATCGCGATCTCCGAGTGGCCGGAGAAGTGATGACCTTCATCTCCCGAGGCGAGGTCTACGACGGCTACCCGATGGGCGCGGACTGCGACTGGGACGCCCTGATCGCCCGGCGGTACGAGAACTTCCGTCAGCGCTACGTCCCCGGCCTGATCTCAGACGCCTTCACTGCGGCCTTCTCCGTGGCGGCCGGTCTCCTCCCTGTTCTTCCTGCTGCCGCCGGGCTGGGTGGCGCGGGTTCCCCGGTGCCGGTGAGCGGTCCCGCTCCCGGCACCCCAAACGAAACGAGAAACGAATGAATGCACTGAAGGTCAACGTCGTTCACGAAGGCGTGACGTACAGCGCCGACGTGATGACGATCGAATCCACCCGTCTCGGCATCGAGGACCACGGCATCATGTCCGCAATGCTGCACTGCAAAGGCGATGGCGGCGGGACAGGAGTCGGGGGCTACGGCCTCGATCAGTTTGACAAGGCCAAGGGACGCCGCGTCGGTCATGCGTTCGGCCTGGAATGGCTGATGCAGGTCATGGCCACAGTTGGTGTCGATCGCTGGGAGCAGCTGCCCGGTAGCCGCGTCCTGGTGCTGTACCCGCACAGTGAGTCGCACATCCACCTCGGGCAGATCGCGGTCGGCATCGCCAACGTCGACACCGGGAAAGCGCTCATCTTCAAAGATCTGGCAGAGGAATGGTTTCCAGCTGAGGTGCCATCATGAACGGCTACTTCGGGATCGCGGTGTGGCATCCGAAAACGGAGTCGAACGTCGGCACTCTGTGGCGGCACGCCAATCTCTACGGCGCAGCGTTCGTCGGAACCGTCGGACTCCGGTATCGGCATCAGGCATCGGACACCAGCAAGGTGGACCGTCGCATCCCACTGATCCACTACACGGACCTCGACGACTTGGTGCGGCACCTGCCGCTCGGCTGCCCGATCATCGGCGTCGAGCTCGACCCGCGCGCGAAACTGCTCGACGAATCGTTCCACCACGACGAACGCGCCCTCTACCTGCTCGGCGCTGAGGATCACGGTCTGCCGCCGGCGGTGCTGGATCGGTGCCATCGGATCGTGCAGATCCCGACACCGTCGGTGCAGTCGATGAACGTCGCTGTCGCCGGGACTTTGGTGATGCATGACCGATACGCGAAGTCGCTGCAGGCGGTGGCGGCATGAGCGCCCAGGTCCTCGCTGTCGATGTGACGACGCAGTGGGGGATCTACGCCCACGGCACACCCGTCGACATTGCCGAATCGACTGACACCGAGTACGTCATCGTCCTCGCTGACCTGCCCCGTAACCGCCTGTTGGCTCGGGTGCCGCGGTCCGCGGTGCGGCGTTACGGCGGGCTGCCGCCGAGGACGCGGCGTGCCCCTCTCGACATCGAAGCTGTCGGTCCTGTCGCCGCGGCATGGTCCGAAGGAGAAGCAGCATGAACGAAGACCCCACCGCGATCGATATCGATTTCGATCCGCAGCAACAGCGCATGTCGGGCGTCGCATTCCACGGCAACACCCCGTTCGATGTCCCGTTCATCAGTGAGATCGCACCGAACCTGTGGCAGGGCGGCTGCCGCCGCGGCCTGGTTCTGCCCGAGTTCATCACTCATCTCGTGTCGCTCTACCCGTGGGAGGCGTACACCTACGAGCACGACATCGACAGTGCGATCAATGTCCGGATGTACGACAGTCACGAGCAGGGGATCGAGCAGGTCGATTCGCTTGCCGCATGGGTGAACACGTGCCGCAAGAGTGGTGCGGTCCTCGTCCATTGCCAGGCCGGTCTCAATCGGTCGAGCCTCGTCGTGGCGCGGGCACTGATGCTCGAAGGGGCAACTGCGGCTGACGCTATCGCGACTATCCGCGAGAAGCGGTCGCCGGCGTGCCTGTGCAACGAGACATTCGAGCGCTACCTGCTGGGTCTTGATGCGGAGGCCGCAGCATGAGCGACTTCCTCGAGGTGGATCGCGGCGTGATCACCGCGGTGCCGCGGCACCTGCGGCTCGTGTCCTCCACCACCGGTCCGACGTACACGGAAGCTGACGAAGACCCGTACGAGGTCGATGTGTTTGATGCCGCGTTCCCGAAAGACGACCGTCTTGATCCGTGGTCGAAGTTCGTCATCTGGGGTTGCCTCGTCCTGGTGTGCTGGGCGATCCACTACGTGTGGGCCGGAGGCACCCTGTGAACGCCGGCGACACCATCACCGTCGACATCCTCCCCGCGCTTCCAGTCGGGGCTGTGATCCGAACCGACACAGCGCAGGTCGCAGTAAAGGCGTTCATGGGCGATGACGAAGGCCCAGAGGAGTGGTTCGAGACTGGCGACTCCACGCCACTGCGGCCGGACGAGTTGGACGGCTACCCGATCACGATCCTGTGGCTGCCATGACGGGGCCGATGGTCTGGGATGAGCAGTCCCTGTGGCGGCTGCCGGCGGGTACCCACTTCCGTGAGATCGGCCGCCTGGGCCGCGAATTCGTCGTCGATGACCACCGCGCGGGTGTCCTGTGGCTCGGCTCCACTCCCTGCCCGGTCGCTGTGGTCGAACTTCCGGTCGAGGTGGTCACCCGTGCCGTCTGACTTCGACCCCTTCGAGGATCCCGCTTCACGGTGGGACACCGAAACCATTCCTACTCAGAGCATTTCCGAGGAGCAGTTGTGAACGATCGACAGAAGTTGTTGCGGACCATCGCGGCGGGGACCGCGGTGAAGCAGATCGCAGACGAGGCGATCAACGCGGCGAAGAAAGCACTGCAGGCCGACCTGCCGCGCGGCACCGAGTACCTGTACACGTCCGCGGATCCCGAGACCCGGGAGGAGCTCGGCTACGCGACGGTCCCGAAACCGACGCAGCCGAAACCGAAACCCGAACTGCGGGACGAGGAGATCCTGCCGTGGCTCCTCGAGGAGAACGAGGATGCCGTCGAGGTGCGGTACGTGATCAAGGAATGGGCACGCAAGGATCTGGAAGCCGCGGCGTTGGCCGCTCATAAGGCGGGGGAGCCGCAGAAGCCTGGCATCGATGTCGTCGTTCCTGCGGCACGGCCGGCGTCGGCACGGTTCACGCCGTCGAAGAATCTGGTTCCGCTCGTGCGTGGGATGTGGCAGTCCGGCGAACTCGACCTCGTGGACGTGTTGGCGATCGAGACTCGACCAGAGCCAGGTGACGCAGCATGATCACCTCTCAGATCCTCGCCGACGCCGCCGATCTCATCGACCGCAAAGGCCACTCGACCATCCACTACCAGACCGCCGACGGCCGTCTCTGCACAATCGGCGCGATCGTCCTCGCAGCAGGCGGAACATTCACCTACCAAGCCGACCGGGACGAGCCCGACGACTTCAACGGCCCCGACGGTGACGACTGGGCGGTCACAGACGCTATCGCTGTCGTGGAATCCGTCGTCACCGGCCTGCCCGTCAACTCACTGATGATGCCCGGCGGCTCGTTGGTGGAGTGGAACGCGAAACCGGATCGGACTCAGCAGGAAGTCGCCGATGCTCTGCGCACCGCGTCGAAGCGGGTGGCCGCATGAAGATCGAATTCGAGGACGCAACCAAGGCCGAAGCGAAGGCGCGCATTGCGCTCGCTGGCCCTCCCGGATCGGGCAAGACGTACACAGCGCTGTCGCTGGCGTTCGGGCTGGGAAAGAACGTCGTCGTCGTCGACACAGAACGTGGCTCGGCATCGAAGTACGTCGGCGAGAACGGCTGGCAGTTCAAGAGATTCAACGCTGTCTCGTACTCGCCGAAGTCTCTCGTCGAGATTCTCGGTGCCGCGTCTGGTGAAGGTTTCGATGTCCTGATCCTCGATTCGTGGTCTCACTACTGGGAGGGCACAGACGGGATGCTCGAGCAGGTCGACCGCCGCAAGTCAGGATCGAACACATTCTCTGGATGGAAGGAGGCGCGGCCGGACGAACGCCGCATGATCGACGCGCTCCTGTCCTTCCCTGGGCACCTCATAGTGACTCTCCGATCCAAGGTGGAATACGCCGTCGAGGAGAACGACCGCGGCAAGAAAGTTCCGGTCAAGGTCGGTTTGAAGCCGATCCAGCGTGACGGAGTTGAATACGAATTCGACGTGGTTGGTGACCTGGATCTCAACAACACGCTGACGATCTCGAAGACTCGCCTGTCATCTTTGGCGAAGCGCTCCATTCAGGAGCCCGGTCTGGAGTTGGCCGCCGAGATCCGTGCATGGCTCGAGGACGGGCTGTCCGGTCTCACTGTTGGCGAGTATCGCGAAGCTGCGTTGGCAGAGAACGATCCGGACCGGTTGCTGCAGCTGTACCGGGATCTCGAGGGGCTGCAGCTGTTGTCGGCACCGACGGTCGACGAGCATGACACCCCGACTGTTCTCGGTGAGCTCGTGAAGGCCCGCGGTCTGGCGCTGAGGGAGGCCGCGAAGAAGGCTCCCTCGAATCCCGTGCAGGAACCTGCGACGCCGGCCGGTGAGGCACGAGCCGCACTCGCTGCGTCGTTGCAGTTCAAGGGAATCGCATGGGGCGATGCCGTCAACAAGTTCTTGGCTGACACCGGCACCGATCTGGAGACCACCGAAGACCACGTCGCGATCAAGGCGCTCACTCAGCATTACCGGGGGGTGAAGTGATGCGCGGAGAAGGGCTGGGATTCCCTGTTTCTCGAATCCGTCGCAGCTCCCGAGCCGACCTAGTCGATACCACTGCGGTCCGTGAACACATTGCGCGGTTGGAATCGGTCGGGATGTCGATCGCGATGATCGCCCGGGCTGCTGGGATCACCGATACCCAGATCAGCCTGTACAAGTCAGGACAGCCGTCGACCCGAAGGGGCTATGCCGCTGCAGTGTTGGCGGTTGATGGGCGTCCGTCGAAGCATCAAGCGTATGTGCTGGCCGTGGGTTCGGTGCGCCGTCTGCAGGGTCTGGCGCGTATCGGTTACACGTTGGAGCAGATCGCCACCGAGGTGGGGATGTCTTGGTCGTCTCTGTCGAGGGTGAGGTGCTCGACGGGGGCTGTGTTGTGGGAGACCCATGTCGCGGTTCGTGATGTGTTCAACCGCCTAGGCATCGATGGCGGTTCGGAGATTGCTCGGCAGCGGGCCATCCGCAAGGGGTGGGTGCACCCGTTTGAGTGGACAGATATCGACGACCCGTTCGAGGTGCCCTCGGCACCGGAGGAATCGGGGCTTCCGGATCCGGTGGTGGTGGAGCGGCTGATGGCTGGCCAGCCGACGAATGCGACCCGCGAGGAGCGGAAGGCCGCGTTCTTCATGCTCCGCGAGTCCGGCATGTCGGTGAATGCGGCCGCGGATATGGCACATATCAGTCCCCGTACGGCAGAACGTTATTCGAATCTTGAGAAGGGTGTGGCGGCATGACGAGACGGATTGATGAGTTCGAGCAGCCGATGGATGGCGGGCATTACGCGGCCCGGTGGAAGGATCGTGTGCCGGCGAATTTGTCGGAGTGGGATCGGGAGCAGGAGCGTTCGGATCGGTTGCGGGAGCGGGCTGCAGAGCTGGCCGCGAACAGGGAGCGACCATGAAGACCGGCTCACTGTTCAGCGGCTACGACGGTCTCGGTCTCGCCGTCGACGAATTGTTCCCCGGCAATACGCGGGAATGGTTCTGCGAGTGGGACGATGCCCCGTCGAAGATCCTGAGCCATCACTGGCCGACAGTCCCAAATTTGCGGGATGTCACCGAAGTCGACTGGGCCGCAATGCCACCCGTCGACATCCTCACCGGTGGCTACCCGTGCCAGCCATTCTCTACAGCGGGACAACGCAAAGGGGCCGACGATGAACGACACCTCTGGCCGTATGTCCGGGAGGCAATTCGCCACCTACGACCACGGTTCACACTCCTGGAAAATGTGGCCGGGCATCGGACTTTGGGGTTCGATCGAGTACTCGGAGACTTGGCCGAGGACGGGATGCATGTCCGATGGACAAGCATTCGAGCTTCCGACATCGGTGCCCCTCATCACCGAGAGCGTGTCTTCATCCTTGTTACCAACCCCGGTGACGCAGCCGGATACCGGGAATGGACACGCCCGGAACCTGACGAAGGAACTGAAGGCACTACCGACGCCCACGGCGAGCGACGCAGACAAGGAACGGGACAACCCTGCTCAAGCGCGCAGGAAGAGTCCTCCGATTTCAGCTGTATCCGTTCACTTCCCAACCCCGGTTTCGACGGACTCGAAGGACACAAGGAACCGGACAGCGAACCGGAGCAATCCGAACTCGAAGCATCACTCGGGGACGACGCTGCTCGATGCAGTGTCGGAGTTGAGTGGGGAAACTATGCCCCCGCTGTTCGGCGTTGGGAACGGCTAACTCGACCCGCGCCGAGCCCGACCGAGCTGAACTCGAACGGACGAGCGCGACTGAATGCTGCGTTCGCTGAATGGATGATGGGCGTCCCGGCCGGCCATGTCACCAGCGTGCCGATTTCGCGAGCGCATCAGCTCAAGGCGATCGGTAACGGTGTCTGCCCACCGCAAGCCGTCGCCGCGTATTTATCACTCCTCGCTCAGGCGGTGGCGGCATGACTAAGTCCGTTCCTCCAACGTGCGAGCTCCCTCAGGGCATGGTCGGCACCCCGCGCTGCACGAAACCAGCCGAGCACGTCGCCGACATCCACGGCTGCCTGCTCGATCAGTCGGAACGCGAGTGGATCCGGGTGCGTGTGTGCGTCGATCACGTCGTCGCCGGCCACAAGGCGTGGACGGCGATGGTCGCACAGTCGGTCAGTGGCCGTGCCGTGTGTGCGGACTGCGGTAAGCCGTTCCCACGCTTCCGGGAACTGTTCCGGAAGGTCCGCCCATGACGATCCACTATGTCGACGACGTAGTCACTCTGCATCACGGCGACTGTCTTGATGTTCTGCGCACGCTCGAAGATTGCTCGGTCGACTCCGTTGTGACGGATCCGCCATACGGGATCTCGTTCATGGGCAAGGAGTGGGACGGTGCAGCCATTCGGGAGGCGGCGTTGCGTGATCGTGAAACACGTCGATCACTGGGCCCAGAAAGTGCATCTCGACCTGGGCGAACCAAAGCCCGCTCGTCGTCCGCTTACGGAAATGAAGCCATCATCGCGGGTCCGGTTCGCGGTGGGCGAGAGTTTCAAGAGTGGTGCGAGGGGTGGGCGACCGAATGCCTACGCGTTCTCAAGCCCGGCGGACATCTCGTGTCCTTCGGTGGCTCGCGAACCTGGCATCGCCTCGCCGCCGCCGTCGAGGACTCAGGTTTCGAGATTCGGGACTCGATCGCGTGGCTCTACGGCTCCGGGTTCCCAAAGTCATTGAACCTGCCAGGAGGTTTGGGGACCGCACTCAAGCCTGCCTTCGAGCCGATCGTTGTTGGCCGCAAAAAGCTTGCGGGAACCGTAGCGATGAACGTGTTGGCACACGGCACTGGTGCTCTCAACATTGATGCGTGTCGGGTGGGTACCGAACAGCGCACGAATCCGGCCGGGTCCGCAAGCTCTCTGCACCGGGTATCACGTGTCGAACAGGGCTATCGCGAAACGCTCACGTCGTCAGTGGGTGTCGAATCGGAGGTGTCCGGTCGCTGGCCTATGAATGTCACTCTCGATGAATCGCAAGTAGACGAGCTTGATCGGCAGAGTGGCACTCGCGCGGCCGGCGGGAACGTTAGTGGTGACGAGCAATCAGCTACTGGTGACAACGGCATCTATGGGCACTACGACCGGGCCGCCTGGTCCGGCTACGGCGACACCGGCGGCGCATCAAGGTTCTTCCCCACCTTCCGCTACGAGGCGAAAGCACCCGCCAGTGAGCGTCCGTCTGTCGACGACGTTCAGCATCCGACAGTGAAGCCGCTCGACCTGATGCGTTGGCTGGTCCGACTCGTAACACCTCCGAATGGTGTTGTGCTGGAGCCGTTCGCAGGTTCGGGGACGACGGCTGAGGCGTGCGTGCACGAGCACATGCGCTGTATCGCGATCGAGCGGGAGGCGGACTATCTGCCGCTGATTGTTGCTCGCTTGTCCAAGCCGATCGAGGTCGGGTTCGACTTCGGAGGTATCCAGTGAGCCCGCAGCGGATCCAACGTAAGCGTACGAAGGGCTGGACGATGCCCGAAAACACATTCTATGTCGGTCGTCCGAGCCGGTGGGGCAACCCATTTCGGGTGATGGATGGAAGGAGCCTCGTCGGTCCGCCGTGGTCGGTAGCCCGCGGTACGTGGGGCCACATCGGGTCCGATGTACCGATCGCGCTGTACGTCTCGTCGAGTCATCCGATCGAACAGTCAGAGGTGGTGCGTCGTTTCGAGACACTGATGCAGGTCAGGGCACGCGATGAAGGCGACCGGCTCACAGCATGGTTGGAACCGCTGCGGGGTCGAAATCTCGCCTGCTGGTGCAGCGCCAACCAGTCCTGCCATGCAGACGTGCTGCTCGACTACGCCAACAGGTTCGTGTCATGAGGCCCGGCGCGTTCACCAACGACACCCGTCTCATCATCGAAGCCCGAGCAATGGGGGTCTGCGAGATCTGCGGAAACGCACCGATCCAGCAGTTCCACCACCGGCGGCCGCGGGGCAGTGGAGGTACTCGCCGCCCTGAGACCGCGTACCCGTCGAACGGACTGGCCCTGTGCTCGCCGTGTCACGCGACCGTCGAGAGCAACCGCGACGAGTCGTATCGCCTCGGCTATCTGGTTCGGCAGCAGCACAATCCGGAAGACGTGGCGGTGTGGGTCGGGGGCCGGTTCATGTTTTTCACGAAGCACGGTGGCATCGAGTCGCCACCGAAGGAGGCCGACTGATGGCCGGACTTCCATGGATTCGACTCGATACCGACACGTTTTCGCACCCGAAGATCCTCGAAATGTTGTCGGAGAAGAAGCATCAGGCGGTCGTTCTGCACCTTGCGGCGATGTGTTACGCGGGGAAACACGGCACCGGTGGGCACATTCCGAAGGTCGCTTTACGTGTCCTTCCTGGTCGCGCGATGGACGTGACCGATCTCGTCAAGGCCGAACTGTGGCACATCGATGCAGCGGGTTGGCGAATTCACGGCTGGGAGGAATACCAGCTCGACGACGAGGAACGGCAGAAGCGAAGGCAACGAGCGAGGAAGGGCGGGTGCATCAAAAATCATGGAATCAACTGTGGCTGTTGGAAAGACGAGTGAGTGCTTGAGCAGTGCTTACCTGGCAGTGCTTACAAGCAGGTGCTTGGGCGGTGCTGTCGTGGTGTGCACGGGACGGAACGGGACTTTACGTAAGAGCCACTCACCGAAAATCTCTTCGTCTCACTTCAGCAACGTGCGCACCCGCGTAGCAAGAATTTCTCTGCCGGGGTGGGAGCGATGAGCGAACCAGGTCTGTTCGATGTCGATCCTGCTGCAGTCGTTCCTGTCGAAGATCGGTATGCGGGCATGGGTCACGATGCGAAACGGACGGCGAAGAATCTCGAACTCATCGCTGCTGGGATGAATCCGGGGACTCGGATGCGACTGCACAGGGATGCTGCGGAGAACCGTGACGGTGAGGGCCTGCGTTGCAGGGACTGCGCTCACCTGTACTCGAAGACCGGGGACTTTCAGGGCTCGTTCCTCAAGTGCAAGAAGGCGGCGATCCGGATCGACGTGCAGTCGACAGGACCGGATATGCGTTCGTGGTGGCCAGCGTGCTCGCTGTTCGAGGCAAAGCCGTGACGGCGGCTCGGCGTGACGCCGAGATCGTTCCCTGCCCGACATGCCATGCCGCGGCCCGTACGCCGTGTGTGTGGTCTACGGGGGAGCGGAGGCGGCTCCCGTGCCTTGCTCGCATGAAGGCCGCTGAACGTTACGACGCAGCCGATTGTCACTCGGATACCGGGATGGGGTCGTTCGTCAGCGACGGCCTCACACAGCTCGATTCCGACGTATCCGAGCGCGACATCACCGAACCACTTCATCCGATGGAGGACCAATGAGCAGAACATGGTGGCCGGACGGAGCCAAGCACGGTGCTGCGAAGGCCCGGCCGGATGTCGGCGACATCATCGGCCACGACTTCAAGCCGTGGCGCGTCATGGAAATCCGAGACTCACCACTCCGAGAAGGTGAATCGACCTGGCACAAGCCCTACATGCTCCACCTTCGCCCCGCCCATCTCGATACGTGGCGGACCGCGATGGACGAAGACATCCACGGCCGGGTCGTCGGTATGCGGTGGCCGATCCTTGGTGAGCATTACCCGATCTGCGTGAAGTGCGGTGATCTCACGCCGTGCCGGGAGATCGTCGCGACGGAGACGGCAGCGAAGTCGGCCGAGAATGCGACTCGTTTCGAGACGGTCGGCGTGTGCCCGGCCTGCGAAGAAGTCGTCACTCATCGTCAGCAGTCAGTGACGTGGCAGGAGAACGTCGTCGCGATCCTCGGGCCACCCGTCACGTTCCACCTCCGTAGCAAATGCTTCTGGGGCGCGTACGAGTACGAGCAGAAGTGGTCACGCGAGTATCCGGACCGGCCACTTCGCTTTCACTGCGGCGGTGATCTCGTCAATCACGGCGACGGGACGTACGAGTGCAGTCGCGAGGGTGATTGCCCGGGACCAACCGCACGGCATCGGCTGTGGTCGATCTGCTCCGGCTGCTGCGTCCCACGGCCCCGCCATTGCGAGCCGGGCCCGAACGCCACCAATCGAATTCAGCCTCAACTGCTACACCCCGAGGAGGGGAAATGACCGAGAAGAAAACTCTGACCGTCGACCTGACCGCATTCGTCTCCGATGATCAGCCGCGATTCACATCGGGCGGCGAGCGGATCTTCACGGGACCAGACGAGGTCCGGGTTTCGTCGCCGTGCGGCAACGGCTGGTGCGTGGTCGACGACCACGGTCATCCATTCGCATCGAACCTACGGTCCCGGGACGATGCCGAGTTCGTGGCTCGATGCGTCAACGCACTGAACGGCGTCGTGCCTGTTCGGGGGACTGATGAGGGTGCGGCAATCGCTGAGGCCCGCAAAGCGGAGGCATCCATCCGGAACGCCGAATGGGAACTCGAGAAGGCGCGAGCGCGCCTCGCATCCATCGCAGGAGAGCGATGACCTCCTCGGCTCAGTCCGTACCCGCGTCCGCTCGCCCCACATTTAAATCCCACTAACTCAAAGGAGATTTCATGAGCACTACATCTCAGTCCAGTTCACGCTCAACAGGTATCGGCTTCACCGGGGCACTGTTCCTGGTGTTCCTCGTCTTGAAGCTGACGGGGGTCATCACGTGGTCATGGTGGGCCGTCACTGCACCACTGTGGGGCGCGTTCGCGCTGTTCCTCATCGTGATCATGTTCGTTGCCGTCGTCGCGTTCGTCACCGCGGTGGTGAAGCGATGACCAACCTGCTGGACGGCACCGAGCAGTTCCTGCGGGCCGCGAGACATCCCATTCCCGTGGTCCCGACAATCCCGCCGGCTGCCGTCGTCACTCAACGCCTGAAGCTGCTGGTCGAGGAAGTGACCGAGCTCGTGCAGGCCGCCGGATTCAAGGACCTGTACGACTACATGGAATGCGCACACGGCGACGAAGCCGACATCGTCATTCAGGACGCAATCGATGCCGGTACCTTCGACCTTCCGGAAGCTATCGACGCGTTCCATGACATCACGGTCGTCGCGCACGGTGGGGCGTTGGAGACCGCGGGCAGTGACGGCTCGAAGACCACTGCTGCTGAGGTGACCCGCTCGAACCTGGACAAGGTCAACGGCAAGCATGGACCCATCTTGTGGTCGGGGCGTCCGTTCGCGTCGAAGATCATGAAGCCCATCGAGCAGGGCTGGCAGGGCCCGGACATTATCGGTGCTCTCACTGAATGCGGGTGGCGGGGCGGCACACCCACTGCGGTAGCTCAGCCATGAGTTCGATCGTCATGAAGCTGCCGTGGGCGAGACCTCCACTGTCCCTGAACGACTCCGGTGCCAGTGCGGGAGCGATGTATGCAAAGGCCCGAACCATCAGGGAGATCCGGCAGACGGTGGCGTGGCTCGCGAAAGCCGCGAAGCTACCGACGGGTGTCCCGCACGCAGTCGTCGAAGTCCACTACCGGCCCGCAGACAGGGGCCGCCGCGACTCGGACAACGTTGCAGCAACCGCAAAGCCGATTTACGACTCATTGGCTCAGGACCACGGCCTAGTCGCCGACGACATCCCCGAGCTGATGTCGAAACCCGAAGTAGTGCTCCACAAGTCCGGGAATCCCGGAATGTGGCTCGAAATCACTGTTCTCGATTCCCCGAGGGAGCTACCCGAATGAAGGTCACCGTCTACTCGTCACCGCACTGCATGCCGTGCCGAGCCACGAAACGTGCACTGACGAAAGCGAACGTCCCGTTCACCGACATCGACGTCTCAGAAGACGCGACGGCCGCGGAACACCTCAAGACCCTCGGCTTCAAGTCGACACCCGTCGTGGAAGTCGAACTGCCCGACGGTGTGGACCGGTGGAGTGACCACCGCGAAAACAAGATCAAAGCCCTAGCGTCGATTGCGGTGCGACCAGCATGAGCATCGAACACGAACAGCGATGCGAACGCACCATTGTCACGACGGTGCATGAGATCGACGGTCTGAAACACGAGTTGGCGTTGACGCGGTTGGCGCTCGCTCGGGTGCGGGCATTGTGCGACAACGCCGAGGTGATCGACGGAACGGTGCACAGCCCCAGAACGGTCCTGATCGACGACATCTACGCGGCAATGGAAGAGGCATTATGAGCGTCGTCATCGACACGTACGTCGCCCGCGGCACCGGAAATGCGCCCGGCCCTCGGAACGACATGTGCGGGCTTGTCACCCGCAAGCTGAACCCTGAGAAGTTTCGACTGTTCGATGTGAACTACCCGGCCACCATTGGTCGTATCGGTGCATCGGACGGTCGCGGGGTGCCGATGGACCAGTGCGTCGAGATCGGCGTCCAGGACCTCGCGAGGCAGGTCCTGAACTCACCGAACCGCGCCGGCATCATCTCGTACAGTCTCGGTGGCATCGTCGCGTCCCGTTTCCTCGAGCGGGTCGAGCGGGGAGAGTGGCTGAACAGGAACGGGTCGAAGCTCGACATCGCGTTCGTGGTGAACATCGCCAATCCGGCTCGTGCTGCGGGAGATTCGATCGTGCCCGCCCCGGGCTTCGGGCTGCATTCGTCGCATGGGAAGTGGCCGGCGAACACAGTCGTGTACGAGCTCGCGAATCCGCGGGACATCATCTGCTGCGCTGACCGGTTCAGCCCGGCCCGCCGCATTGCAGCGGGAGTGTCGCCGTACGCAGCGCTCGAGCTCAACGAATCTGATCCGTTCAAGAGGCTCGACGGGTTGCGGTCGACGGACTGGCTCGCACGCCTCCGCGGCGGTTCTTACACCGCGGCCGCCGCCGGATTGCTCGGGTATCTCGTGCCCTACGGCAACCCGCCCCGCACACAGCACACCGCCTACGCCGTCGAGCATGTGCCCGGCACCAACGTCACCTGGACCGATTGGGCCGCAGCGGAACTGAATAGAGGGTGGGGTAAGTGATGTCTGATATTGCGAAGCCCGAAACCATCATTGCGGAGCATCGGTATCGGGGCCAGGATCACAGCACTGTTTGGGATCGGGCGTACTGCTACTGCGGTTGGTCCGAGCACCTCGTTGGGACACACAAGCAGTCCATCGAACTCCACGCTGCGCATGTCGTTGAAGCATTGGCTGCCCACGGACACAGCATCGTCTCGAACGCCGAGATCCGCGAGATGATCGGCCCGAGCCGGGAAGTCGACGATTGCCCTCAGTGCAAGGAGACGGTCGCATGGGAGCGGAACGATTACGACATGCGTGACAACGACGACCGCCGGTATTCGTGGCGGGCGTACTGCGAGACCTGCAATCTCGATCTCGAACTGATGCCGTGGCCCAACCCGCCAGTCGCTGGTGCTGTTTCGGCTACCCATGAGGAGCCGGTGGATGTGAACGAAACGGCCGGGCAGTACATGCATCGGACCGGCGACATACCGCCATGGTTCACCGCCGCGCCTGTTGTGGAGGGGGACACGAATGGCTGACCGAAATTGCTTGCTGCCGCACCGCCACACTCTGGACAACGGCAATGTGGTGTGGGATTACACGGAGCCACGCAGGGGCGCGAACGATGGCACCAGCTACCTGTGCCACGGCCACCTCGCCAGGTTGCGGGAGATCGTCGCGACAACACCGAAAGCTGTCGCATGGATGCGGGAGCAACTCGAACCCGTGAAGGGTGATTTCGAGAAGACCGCGCCGATGAAGGCCGCATCGAAGTTGCCGATCTCCGCGGCCGCCGTCGACGCCGCCGACGAAACCCTCGGTCTTCTGTGTTCGTGGGCCGAGTACACAGCGGAGTCCATTGGTCAGCCGGCACCGGATATGTCGAACACGTGGAAGGTGTTGGCGTCAGCCGACTCGACGGATGGTGAGATGCGAGTACAGGGGATGCGATCGGACGGTATCGCCACCGTCGATTCGGTCTCCCGGTGGATGCTTGAGCGCATCGATGTCATCGCCACCCACGACTGGGTCGAGGATTTCACGTCGGAACTGTGCGATCAAAGGGCAACGAATCTGGCGCGGTGGCCGTACGAGGAACGCCCGAAACCAGCGAAGGGCATCGAATGCCCCGAATGTGGTCACACCACACTTGTGGTGTTCACGCCGGCGTTCGCCCCGAAGTACTCGACGGAACCGTTGCTGAAGAACGGCAAGCCTGTCGAGGTCACGGAGACAGTGAATGTCTACGAGCGGGTGATCAATTCGGATGGGTCGGTGTCGCGTTCGTCGAAGCTGGTGGAGCGGACGAAACGGTACGCGGATGGGTCTCCGGTGTTGGCGACCGTCCAACGGTTGAACTATGCGCCACCGTTGTTGGTGCAATGTCGTGATTCTTCCTGCCGCGCAACGGTTTCCGATGCGGAATGGGGTCGACTCGTGAGACAATCTAACGATAAGATGAAGAGACGCGCATGAAGGAAACAGGCAGTTACGCAACTGTTTCCGGTAGGCCATACGGCGACCTTCTCGACCTGAACAAGGGCGACAAGGTCGGATTTCAGGACTTGGACGGCACCACCGCCGTGTACACCATCACCGACAGCTACACGGACAAGACCACCGGCACCACCACCCGGACATCAGGAGAATCATGACCGCCAAGAGAATTGCTATCGCCACCGTCGCCGCAGCCATCGTGCTCGCCGGTTGCGGCAGTCAGAACACCGCCGACGTCGCGTCGGAGAACATCTCGACCGCCGCCGCCAACTTCGAGATTGCCCGGGAGATAACCACAATCAACAACGTCACCGGCGACTTCCTCCAAGTCATCACCGGCCGATGCAACATCGAAGCCGAACCCGCACAGCTCGAGGTCACCTGCCAGAGCCCGATGGGCATCGTCAAGAACTTCGTTGGGTTGAACGCGGTCACCACGTACAAGGTTGATCAGCTCGACCCCGCGACGGTGAGTGTCGATCAGTACCGGGTCGTTGTGAACCCGTCGACGCTCATCCCTGATGTGGATGTCAAGTGAAGACCTACGCGGCGATGACGTACGACGAGCAGCGGAAGCTGTTGGGTCTGCCCGATGTGCGGATAGCGGTTGTGGGTATGCGTGCGGTCATCGCGGGCCGAAAGATGATTGCCGCATTCGCTGCCCTGGGGCGTGCAGCTCGGGGTGAATCGTGAGCGCGGTGGAGTCCCGTATCGCGGCCGCACTCGCAGAGCATTGCGAAGGTGGCGCGCGCATCGTGAGCACTGGCCCCGATACGGAGGTCTTGGAGTTCGACTGCGGCTGTGGGTGGAAATCGCGGCGACCTTGGGCGAACGGTTCGCCGTACCCGGCGCATGTGGCGTCTGTGGTTGCTGCCCTCCCCGACATCGCCATCGTGCCTTTGGAGACGGGCGAGTTCTTCGAGTGGGCAGACGGCACTCAGACGCAGGTATGGGACGGGCCGCTTCAAACGGTACAGACGTGGCCCGAGGCGAACGAAATCATCCTGCGTGACGACTTCGAGCATTCGGTTTCCGTCGCTGATGTCGCTCGCCAGGGTGCCATTTTCCTCGCCGCTGCTCGCGCTGCGGGAGGCCTGAGTTCGACCTGGACCGCTTCGACATCACGGCAACAGGCCTCGCACGTATCGAAGAGGATCACGCTGACGGCGAGTTCATTGCTCATGCCCGCGTAGACATTCCGGCGTTGTTGGCTGTGTTGCGGGAACGGGACAACACCATCGCACGAGTACGAGCCGAAGTCGACGCCATCGACGGTCTCTCGCGAGAACCGTTGGGCGACGACATGCGCTCGGCGTTCCAACTCTGCCTACGCGGCCTCCGCGCTGCCCTCGACCCACAGGAGACACTATGAGCTACACCCCTGAGCAAGGTCACGATGTGCGCCTGAAAGAGGGCGTGATGTGGGGTGGCATGTTCCCGATGCGGTTATCGCGCGTGTTCAAGAACGGCTGGCTCGAAGTGCGCCGCACGAACGAAAAGGGCCAGGGCACTTGGGCGAAGGTCCGTCACGAGGATGTCGAGCCGGATTACTGCACAGCGGACTATCACGCTTCGCCGCACCGCAACTGCCCGCTACTCGTTTCGGGGGTGGTGTTGTGAGCGCAGTGAACCCCACACACATCATCCCCGACAACGTGTTGGTACTGGCCAAACGCGCGGCATTCGAGGCAGTTGCAGGTAGAGGGATTTACCACTCTGAGGACTTCCGGGAAGGCGTTTCACTCGCATTCGACGCACTGGCCGAGGTGCTGACGGACGCCGGCTACAGCATCGTCGAGAACTCGCTACTGCTGGCCACCGCCAACCGGCTCGGTCGAGAACACCGACCCAATCCTGCTGCCGCTGAGGGGGAGAAGCCATGAGATATCTACATGCCGTCATCAACGATCCACCGCTTGAACCGATCCGATGCGGGTGCAAAGGGCGGTCCGTCAAATGAGCGCAGGCAATCTCGCAATCTTCATCCTGATTGCGTTTTTCCGCTGCGGTGAGTTCGACCCGAAAGCCAAGACCGCGGCCGAGTGGGATTACGAGCACAGCACGAGGAATGTCGGGGTGCTGAAGCCGCGGTTACTGCAGGACTGGATGGTCTGCCCCGCCTGCATTCGTTTCCGGTTCTCCCCTATTCATCTGTTCCACCGACACGTCACCGGACTCTGCGACGGAAAGAACATGCGATGAGCCCCACCGAGCGCGGGTTGAAATGCAAGCACTGTGGTATCGAGATCGCACCGCACGCGAACGGGCAAGCATGGTTCCACCCCGGCAACTTCCGCGGGAAAAACACGTGCGAGATCGAGCCGTACGGGTACAACGCTGAGCCACACGGTCAGCCCTGCTCGGTTTTCTGCGCAGGGCACACTCCGGGTCTATCGGTAGTCGAATCATGACCCCCGACGAGTACGACCGCATCGCAGCACTAGCAGCATTGGCGAGGGAAGACACGTTCCGTCCAGGCTGGCCATTCGGTGGCACAGGTGAGTGGACAGAGAATCTCGTGGGGTTGCTCGGCGGACCTGTCGGGGATTTCGTGGGCGCTGTGTCGCCTGATGTTGTTGACGGCCTCATCTTTGCGTTGCGGGATCGGGACACGACCATCACCCGGCTCCAGGACGCCGCCAAACACGTCACCGACATGACCATCCACCCAGAAGGAACAGCCGGGGCCGCAACAGGATTCACCACCGTCACGATTCCTGGCCGTATCGACATCATCACCCGCACTGACTTCCCGGTGTACCGCGAACTAGAAGAAGCGAAAGGAACTATCGCGACAGTTCGGGCAGTGCTTACGGAGATGGCCGCATGTGCGCCGATTGGCTCCAACGGGTGGTTCTACGCGCAGAAGCTCCGCAGTGCCCTCGACCAGGGGGAGGGGAGAGCCCATGAGTGAACTCGACCTGCCGTGGGCCCGCCGCCTGACGATCGCCGGCGGTGTCGACGATCACGGCGTGGCAATGCCTCCGCTCGTGCTGTGGATGTGCCCCCGATGCGTTGCAATGGTCATGGGAGAGCACCTAGACCACCACGAGCGCTGGCACCGAACAGCAGTCGGCGAGGCAATACCGTGACCCTTCACCTCATCACTATCGCCGCAGTCGGTGCCACAGTCATCGCAGCTGCCTGCTACCTCCTGCGCCACGCGTTGCAGGAGTCGGATGCAGACCGTGCGCAAGGTTACGCACCAGGTAGTCCTGAACGTCGAATGTTGGAGGTATTGTGACCGATCGGGCGTACGACATCCATATCGAGGAGTTACGTATCCGGCAGCGTGCTGTCCGGGAGGGGCGAGGGTTGTCGCGTATGGAACGGCAACACTTGGCGAAGCTGGCGGCGGAGGCGAAGGAGTTGGCGGACAAGTTGGAGGCGGAACGCATCGCCGACTACACCCCCGCAGTCGGGTATCACCTTCCCTCACCTTCGACCGATCCTGTCCGCCGCCGCAACGTTGGGGATTGGGGACCCGATGCCTGACGTCTTCAATCCTGTGACTGTGGAGCAGGCGATCCGGGAGTGCGCAAACCGGATCGCGAACGGTGTCGCCGAATGCAACAGGCGCTATGTTGCGTTCCTCGAGGCCGATCACGCTCTGGACATCGCATACGCGAGGGCATGGGCAGCCGACAGTGGGCCCGCGAACGGCAAGCGATATTCATGTTAATCCAGCGCCTGACCGCCCCAACTACTTATCTCCCGGGTGCACCGGTCGGTCCTTACGAGTTCCCTCGCGACCCGATCCCCGTGCGGGATCCGATCAGGCAGCATCGATTCTTCGTGTGGCAGAAGGTGGCATACCCTGCATTTGATTTCGATGAACAGGGCAGCCTCGACGCCCTTGGACTCGATCCCGTTACACGTGCCGCCCTGATGGACGAATGCGATTTCATTCGTGAGTTCACTCCCGCAGCGCCGGTGTGGCCCATCCCGGACGACCCATTTCCAGGCCGCGGGTGGATCAATTGCGAGCCTGACTGCACATCGCAACCGCGGATTCCGAAACCGTCCACCACTCCACCGATGTGGGCTAACGACGTCAATCGATCACGCCGTCCCCGAAAGAACCGCAACCAACCGAACAGGCAGGGAATCGCATGAGCGTCTGGTTTACGGCTGATACCCATTTCGGGCATCTTAAGGTCGCCGAGTCTCGTGGGTTCGACAGGACGGCAGAGCACGATGCGGTGATCTTCGAGTCGATCGAGGAGACCGTGAAGCCTGGTGACCAATTGTGGATCCTGGGTGATCTGACGGCCGGGGGTACGGCAGCTGAAGGCGTCGCGCTGACCCGCCTGGCGTCACTCGGTGAACAGGGCGGCTTCGAGATACATCTCATCGCAGGCAACCACGATTCATGCCACCCGATGGCCAACAGGAACAGCCACACTCGGCAACGCGTGTTCCTGGACTACATCGCGTCGGTGCAGCTGTTCGCCCGCCGGAAGATCGCAGGACAACCAGTCCTGCTGTCCCACTTCCCCTACGAGGGCGACCACAGCGAGAACGACCGTGGTGTCCAGTACCGCCTGCGGGATCAGGGGGAGTGGCTCCTGCACGGGCACACTCACAGTCCTGAAGCGTTCGCGCCCTCGGCCGCTCCGGTCGAAACATGGCGGGGAGCGGAACTCGTCTCCAGCTCTCCTCGGTGCAGACATGTCCACGTCGGATGGGATGCATGGAACCGCCTTGTGCATCTCGACGAGATCGCCGACATCATTGCCGCCAACACGGAAGGGGCAACAGCATGACTGAGCCCTCAAGCCCGCCAGACGAACTGCAAGCCATGTTCGACGAACAGATGAAGCTGCAACGGTTCCGTGCGGCGGAACGGGAAGCCCACGCCGAGAACGAATATAGGAAGCTCCGGGCTGTGGGGATCACTGACGAGCAGCTACCAGCCGTATACGAATTCGCCCGGGTGGTCGTAGAAGAGAACACGGCGGCGATGCTGCGGCGAGTCGGTCTCCGCCGCGACGAGCACGGCACCTGGCGTTGGCCGGCGAAGACACGGCGGGCAGCGCAATGACAGGAAACACACACGGTCAGGTGTCGCAGGAAACCGTAGACATGCTCAACGACGGTGCCGCCGCGATGTCGGCGTTCATCCTGAACTGCTCCACAGAACGGTGGCGGCGAGCACTCACCACCACACCGAAAACGATCATCTGCTCACGGAGCATGGAACCGAAGGTGCGGAGCATGCTCGAGTCCATCGACATGGTCGCCGATGTGACCGTCACCGTCTCGACCCTGGTGCCCGCCGACGCCATCTACGTCGTGGACCCGCCGAAGGCCAACACCACCGTGTTCAGCCTCGACGACATCAAGGACGAGTAGTGAACGAGCAGAGAAGAAGTACGGGATTCGAGTTCATCATCCGCCGACTCGACGAGGACGAAGCTGAGGCACGGAAGGCCACACCGGGACCATGGGCACTGGTAGACCGGGGCCACTCCCTGACAATCCGGGGCGGGCCGCACGAGGAGATCGCTGTGTGTGTCTTCGATCAGGGCCAGTTCCCGGCATCGGCGGAGTGGATGAGCGACGAACCGGACGTGCAGCACATCGCCCGACATGATCCGTCTCGGATACTGCGGGATATCGCAGCCAAACGGAAAGCCGTCGAGTGTCTACAGCAGATCGCCGACGGTTGCACTGAGCCAGGATGGGACGGCATCGCCGAGGAAGCATTGCGGCACCTGGCATCGGTGTACTCGAATCATCCCGACTATCAGGAGACCCCTTACCCCGATGCCGAATACCTGTGGCAGCACTCGAATGACGGAGGAGAAGTCGCAAGTCCGGGCACCCACTGATTGCGATGTGGTCCACTATCCCGCATGAATGGGTGGCAGAGATTCTGGTCGGAACTGTGGAGCGCAGAGTGGGCGGCGGACACGGGAGTGCCGACAGCAATAACCATCGTGGGCCTCGCTATCGCCTACAAGTTCTTCACTGATCAGCTGGCCCATGATCGCGAACTCGACAAACAGCAGGCCGATCGTGACCGGAAAGAGCGCGCCCGCGAACGCAAGATCGGGTTCGCATCAGCATTCGCACTGGAGGCGCGCCGGATCGCCTACAACCTGCGCGACCTCGACCACGAATTCAATGGTGGGCGAAGCGTCGACGACGTTGGCCTGTACATCGCACGATCACGCGAACTGCTCAACGATGCTCGACGCGCTGTAGATACGTTGGCAGCCCAAGTGGGACGAGGGGTTTGGTCCATTGAGACCCGTGACGCGATAGCCGTCATTCGTAACAGAGTGCGAGTGCTAGACCGTTTCAAGGAGGACCTCTCAGATGTGCGCTCTACGCCTGGGACTGTCCGCCGACACCGAAGCTTCGTCGTCAACTCGAATACCGCGCGAGCTGCAACTTTCCTCGACCGCCTCGCAACTAAGTTCGACAATTGGGACGGCGAGCAGAAGGTGCCGCAATTTCAGTTCAAGCCACATGAACGACGTCCGGTGGCAGTCGGGCAACAGCAGCGGATGAGGCAACTGATGGATTGGATCAAGGACAGCAGCGACAAGTTCCGGGATGAGCTGGCAGCCCGCTTTCCGAGTGGTCCTCGTCCATAGCGACCAGCAACGGACGATTAGCGTTGCTAAGATAATCGGGTCTCATTCCTTGCGGTGGTGGAAGAGGGTTCCGTGGACGTAGAGGCACCAATCAGGCAATCATCCGGATATGTACTCAATCCGCCGTCGATCGACTTCGAGGAACCGGAACTGCTCACGCTGAAACTGGCTGCCTCGCACGTGGGACGCACAGAGGTAGTGCTGCGGAAGTGGATCAGCAGGGGACTGCTCAAACCGGTTGTAACCCGCCAGCCTTGGGGTCATCTCGTCAACCTCTACGACGTCGAACGAATCGCTCAGGCGACACGCCACCGCAAAGGTTTGCATAGCTAACAACGCTATGTCACACTGATCCGCAGGTAACAGACGTGTACGCGTTTCCGGAAACATCCGTCGAATAACGCCCACATTCTTGGCCGCGACTTCCCCAGCATCACCCGGAATCCGGGCGGTGTCCGTGTCAACACGGAGCGCGGCCAACCAAACTCCCTCGATGCCGCTGTGAACGCCGGCTCTTCGCGACTTCTCACCGGTAAAGCGCCCTGTGATGCGTTCCCGCGCTAGGTCAACGCTGCAGCCCCACATCGAGGGCTCAACTTCCCACTGACAGAAGGGCACTTGTCATGCTGTTCGGATACCCGTTCTCGACGTACCTCGCTGTCGGCAAGGCGATCATCGGCATCGCTGGCCTGATCATCCCGCTGCTGTCCCTGTTCTGATGCACTGGCGCACGGGGTTGGTACGGCTCCTGGGTGTGCCGGACTGCCGGGTCCATGGCAAGAGTGGCTGCGTCGTACTGACTCGGCACTGCCCATGATCGGCGAACTGTGGGCCGAGATCATCGCCTCCATCGTCCGTTGGGTGATGAGTAGGCCAACTCGCTGACCAGTGCAAAGGCAACTACCGCCACCGGCGGGTAAGCGAGGTGCAGGCATGCTCCCCACCCTGCACGAGCAGATCACCGACGCTCGCCTCCTCGCCCGCGGCGCTGAAGAACGAGGCGACGAGGTCACCGCCCAGATCCACCGAGACCGAGTCGATGCACTCCTCGAACGCGTACCCAGACCCACCCAGTTCTGATGGCCGCCAAGAAGACCACCACCCAACGCGGACTTGGCCACGCGCACCGCCAACAGGTCAAGTCCCTCAAGGCCCGGCACATTGACGGTTCACCGTGCTGGTGGTGCGGACTCCCGATGTGGCTCGACGACGCACGCAACTGGGATGGGCAGACACTCGCCGGTGACCATTCCCGTTCCCGCGCACTGCATACCGGCACGAAGGCCGACCGCCTCTTGCACGGCATCTGCAACAAACGCCGCGGCGCTGGACTCAAAGACCACCTACGTCCAGCGGTCACAGGCAACCCACCTGATGCACCACTCGACACCGAGGTCGACGACCGCAGCCAATGGTGCGCCATGGCCTGGTGACATCGTCGACCGATAGGACACCAATGACTGAGCAGATCGCGGTATCCCTCTCAGCACTCCAAGTCGACGACAATCACCGCAACGACGTGATGATGAAACTCGTCGCAGCAGCCACACCCCTGATGCAGGCCGGACACAGCATCACCATCGAGGCAATCCCGTTCGACGGGCTCACCGACCTCAACCTCATGTGCACCCCAGACGACCTCAACGACGTCCGATGGGTCATGGACCAACTGACGTCACCTCAAGCCAACCTCGCGGTACTCGGCCACACAGTGCAACTCGAACTGATGCCATTCACCAACACCGAACTGGTCGAAGCGCTGAGGGGCGACGACACCGGCGTAGTCGACTTCCGATCCACCAACCACTGACCGCATAACGCCTGGTCAGAGCCCTAACCGGCTATGGGGGTATAACCGCAGGTCAGAGCCCCAGGATTGCTGAGGGGGGTGGGGGTATGACTCCCAACGCTTCGGCTAGTCACCATCTCTCTCTACTGCTTTTCCACACGGCTTCTCTCTAGGAGGTGTCCCTGATGACCGCTGCGAAGCCTCTACGTGCTGTGTCCGTTGACGAGACGGCTCCGGCCCTCACTGAGGGACAGTCGGTGGATGTGGCGGCTATGAGCGGCTCTCATCGCGCTTTGCTGGTGGCGATGCGGGATCGGATTGCTGGGGCGGTGTCGAATCCCAATTGTCCGCCGCGTGATCTGGCGTCGTTGACGAAGCGGTTGCAGGACATCGCGAACGAGATCGAGGCGATCGACGCGCGTGATGATGATGTGCCCGGTCGAGTGCGTGCTTTGGAGTCCGCCCTTCGTGAGGTGGCCCCGGAGCATGAGCTGCTGATGGGAATGATCAATGACCGGTTCGACGCGTCGGCTATCTGATGTCGCGCGCCACCTTGTCATTCCCGAGGGGATTGTCACCTCCCAGTTTCCGCGGGTCTACCGCAGGCTGCTCGACGTCGGAGTGTCATTCGACCAGTGGCAGCAGGGGTTTGGAACTGTCGCGTTGGGGTGCCGTGAGTCGGGGAAGTATGCGGCGTCCATCGGTGGTGTTGTTGCATCGATTCCCCGGCAGGTCGGCAAGACCTACACGGTAGGCAACCTCATCATCGGGTTGTGCTTGGAGTTCCCGAACCTGCGAGCGATCTGGACTTCGCACCATAACCGCACGACGACGAACACGTTTCGTTCGATGCAGTCGATGGTGCGACGAGAGAAGCTGTGGCCGCACATCGCTCCGAACGGTATTCGTACTGCGAACGGCGAGCAGGAGATTCGATTCGCCAATGGGTCGATCATCATGTTCGGTGCGCGTGAGCAGGGGTTCGGTCGCGGTATGGATGCGATCGACGTCGAGGTGTTTGACGAGGCACAGATCCTTGGTGTGAAGGCGCTTGAGGATATGGTGCCGGCGACGAACGCTGCTCGGCATGAGCACGGCGGTCTGGTGTTTTTCATCGGCACGCCGCCGCGGCCAACCGATGACGGTGATGCGTTCACGTCGAAGCGTAAGAAGGCGCTGGCCGGTCTCACCTTGCATCAGGTGTATTGCGAGATCTCGGCTGATCCCGATACTGAGCCTGACGATCAGTCCAAGTTCCACACGTTCAATCCGTCGTATCCGCACCGCACTCCGCTCGACGCGATGCTGCGAATGCGGGAGAACATACCGGACGAGGATTCGTGGCGTCGTGAGGCGATGGGGATCTGGCCGCCGGATACAGATGCGGACGACACCGAGCATGTCATCGACTTGGAGCAGTGGTCGGACATGGGGAAAGCGGCACCTGCGTTGACGGGTTCGATTGCTCTTGCCGTGGACATGACCCCGGACCGCAAGTGGTGTTCGATCGCCGCGGCGCAACGCGTGGCCGATGGTGCTGTGCATGTCGAGGTCGGGTTCCATCAGGCACCGTCCGACGAGGTGGTGCCGTTCATCATCCGGCTGATCGAACGGTGGGAACCGTGCGCGCTGGTGATCGACAAGCAGTCGCCCGCAATGACGTTGGTGAATCCACTGTTGCAGGCCGGTATCGAGGCTGAGACCACGACCACCACCGAGTTCGTGCAGGCCTGCGGAAACTTCTACGACGATGCCGTCAACGCGAAGCTGTCGCACACCGGCGACCCGTTGCTGTACGGCGCGATCGAGGCCGCACACTGGCGCGATCTTGCGGGCGGTCGGGCGTGGAACCGCAAAGGGCAGGCGCAGATTTCACCGCTTGTCGCTGCGTCTCTGGCGCATTACGGGTTGCTGACTTTCGGTAGCCGAGTCGTGGTGCCGCCTGCATCACCGGCGATGGACACCGACCTCATGGACGTCGACGAGCTCGACATCATGGGCGCATTTTGAGAGAGAGGAGGAGTAGCTGATGGTCGATACGAAACCGCCGCCTCCTCCCGCGTTCGAGGAGTCCGGCTACGTCAACCCTGATGGGTTGAACTACCAGCAATGGGATGAGAGCGAGCGGCTGCCGGAACTGCAATGGCCCCAGTGCATCGACGTGTACTCGCGGATGTTGCGTGAGGACGGCCGCGTGTCCTCTGTCATTTCGGCTATCGGTCTCCCAATCCGGCAGACGGCGTGGCGGATCGACCAGAACGGTGCCTCGGATGAGGTGGCCGAGTTCGTTGCCCGCAACTTGGGTTTGAAGATCAAGGGCGCGGAGACGGCGCTGTCCTTGCCGCGGACGAAAGGTCGGTTCTCGTGGAACCAGCATCTGCAGACTGCTCTGCTGATGTTGACGTACGGTCACTCGTTTTTCGAGCAGGTCTATCGCATCGAGGGTGAGGGCACGAACATTCGTGCGCACCTCCGCAAGTTGGCACCACGCCCTCAAAAGACGATCAGCAAGATCAACGTGGCGCTCGATGGCGGCCTGGACTCGATCGTGCAGCGCGCCCCCCAAGGTGCACTGACCCTGGAGCGAATGCTGGCGGGTGGCATCGAGATCGGGGTATCTCGTCTGGTGGCGTACGTTCGCGATCCGGAACCTGGTCAGTGGTCGGGCAATTCTCTTCTCCGCCCGGCGTACAAGCATTGGCTGTTGAAAGACGAGCTTATGAAGATCCAAGCCGGGACGGCACGCCGTAACGGTATGGGTGTTCCCGTCGCGACTGGTGCCGAGGGTGCCAGCGAAGAAGACATCGTCAAGCTGCAGAAGATGGCGTCGGCGTACAAAGGCGGCGCGAATTCCGGTGTCGGTCTGCCATTCGGTGCTGATCTGAAACTGCTCGGTGTGCAGGGCAACTTGCCGGACATGCAGTTGGCGATCGAGTACCACGACAAGCAGATCGCCCTCGCCGGCCTCGCGCATTTCTTGAACTTGGACCGCGGTGGAAGTTACTCCCTCGCTTCGGTTCTGAACGACACGTTCGCCCAGTCGGTTCAGTCCCTTGCGGAGCAGATCGCGGACACGGCGAATGCTCACATTGTCGAGGACCTCGTCGACATCAATTTCGGCGAGGATGCACCTGCGCCTCGGATTGTGTTCGACGAGATCGGATCTCGGCAGGACGCGACCGCGGCAGCGTTGAAGACCCTCGTCGACGCGAAGATCTTGTTCCCGGATCGTGGCCTCGAGGAGTACGTCCGTGAATCCAGCGGGCTCCCCGCGAAGGACTTCCCGCCACCACCGGCGACCGAGAACCAATCGAACAAGCCTCCACCGAGGGCACGCATCGAACCCGACGGCGCACTGACGCTGTTCTGACCGAAGGAGAACCGTGAGCGATCCCCGTCAGCGGGTCCGTGCAGCGCTGAAGACCGCGCCGCGCGATTGGTACACGATCCGCAATGCAGCCGATGGAACCACCGCCGAGTTGATGATCTACGGCGAGATCGGATTCAGCTTCTGGGATGACAGTGTCACCGCCCAGAACCTGGTGAACGAGCTCAATGACATCACCGCCGACGCAATCACCGTGAGGATCAACAGTCCTGGCGGCGATTACTTCGACGGGCTCGCAATCCTCAATGCCCTCCGCGGACACAAGGCGAAGATCACCACCGTCATCGAAGGCATCGCAGCATCCGCCGCGAGTTTCATCGCGATGGGCGGCGACGAGATCGTGATGAAGCGCAACGCGGAGTTGATGATTCACGACGCGTCGACCGTGGCCATCGGCAACGCATCCGACATGCGCGAACTCGCTGACCGTCTCGACCAGGTCAGCGACAACATCGCATCGATCTACAACGATCGTGCAGGTGGTGGCGTCGCAAAGTGGCGGACCGCGATGACCGCGGAGACCTGGTACTCGGACAAGGAAGCGCTCGACGCTGGCCTCGTCGACCGGATCGATGCCGGGTCGAAAGCTGCTGACCCGAAGAACAAGTTCGATCTGTCGATCTTCAATTACGCCGGCCGTCAGGCCGCCCCCACGCCCCCGATCTTCGATTCGGGTGTTACTCCCTCTGCCGCCGAGGCGGAGGCCGACAAGAAGGAGAGCCACATGGCTACCTTGCAAGAAGCCCTCGCTGAGCGCCTCGGCATTCCCGCCGACGCCGACGAGGACACCGCCCTGGCCGCACTCGACGAAGCATTGGCCGAGCAGGCCGTGGAGCCCGTCGTGCCTGCGGTCGCACCCACGGTCGAACCTGCCGAGCCGACACCCGAGCAGATCGCCGCCTACGCGAACAAGGCCGGCCTGCTCATCGTCGACAAGGTTCAGTACGAGAACGCAGTCCAGGAAGCAAGCCTGGGCCGCAAGGCGTACGAGAAGCAGATCAGCGACTCGAACGATTCGTTCCTCGATGACGCGATCAAGGACGGACGCATCGCACCCGCGAACCGCGAGCACTTCCTGAATCTGCTCACCGACAACCCCGAGGGCACACGGACGCTGATCAACCAGCTCCCGAAGGGTCTCGTTCCACTCGAAGCGGTTGGCCACGGTCAGTCGATCGAGAACTCCGCTGAGGAAGACCTCGGCTGGTTCAACACTCGCTCGAAGGAGGTTTGATCATGGCGAACGAAAACATCGACGTCTACTACCCGGGTACGGATCTGACCGGACGGGCGACCGCTGCGGTCACCGGCAAGCGGTTCCTCGCGATCTCGGGCAACCGCAGCAACGGCAACATCGCCGTCGCGCATGCCACCGCGGCCGGACGCGTCTGCGGAGTCTCCAAGTACGACGCGGCCTCCGGGGCCGTCGTCGGCATCGCCCGCGGAAAGGACCGGGTCACGTACGTGACTGCGGCCGGCGCGATCGCTGCGTTCGCGGAGGTCGAGGTCGGTGCTGCCGGTCAGGCAGTGACCAAGACGTCCGGAGTTGCAGTCGGCTACGCCGTCACCGCAGCTACCTCCGGTAGCGACGCCCAGATCAGCCTGTACTGACCCACCTCCACTCCGAACGCGCAACCACCGAGACCCCTTGGTCCGGTGGTTTTTTCATGCCCGCACCCGGGCGCGTGTCGAGCGAACCTCGCTCATAACCACCTCTGAAAGGGGTACCCATGCCGACTCAGGCACCGGTGGCGTTTCCGCTCGGCGCGCCCGCCATCGTCAACAACCAGCTGACCGTCGATACCGCACTGAAGCAGCCCAACCGCATCAGCCGCCGCATCGCGGACATCACCCTGCATTCGTTCATCGTCGACAAAATCTTCGCGACGTCGGGTGTCCCGGTGGTCGGCGGCGCGATGCGCTACCAGCAGGCCATCAAGAACGAGCTGTACCTCGCCAATGACGTGGAACAGCGCGGAGACTCCGACGAGTACCCGATCGTCGGGTCCGAACGACTGGACGAGAAGGTCGCGCTGGTCGAGGACTGGGGCGGCAAGTTCTGGGTCTCGGACAACGCGGTCAAGCGCAACGATGCTGCGTACTTCGACATCCAGACGACTCAGCTGTCGAACACCATCGTCAAGAAGGTGAACACCCGCGCCGTCGCAACTCTCGACTCCGCGATCGCTGCACTCGGTGGCGCGACGACGTTCGTCGGAAACAACTGGGCCACGGCTCAGCTCGGCGGCACGAACCCGACTCCGAACCAAGACCTGCCGCACGCGGACCTTGCGTTCGCGCAGCGCTTCGCAACGCAGGAGGAGCTCGGCGTCAAGTACGACCTGTGGCTGCTGAACCCGATCGAGAAGACGAACATCGAGATCGCCTACGGTGCAGCGCTGGCACAGATTCTCGCAACGAACGGCATCACGCTGTTCGCATCCAACGAGATCCCCGCCGGAACCGCTTACGCGGTAGCTACCGGACAGGTCGGCTTCCTCGACTACGAGGTCGGTCTCACCACGGAAACGTGGCGCGAACAGAAGACCCGCAAGAACTGGGTCCAGTCGTACGTGCAGCCGGTCATGGGCGTCACCAACCCCTACGCCATCCGCAAGGTCACCGGATTGGCGGGCTGACCATGCCGATCCGAACCGTTGCGCACAGCGTCATCCGGTGGACTGACATCAACGGCGTGCGCCGCGAATCCCTGCTCGGCGACGTGGTCGACTTTCCGGATGCTGTGGTCGAGAAGTTCGAGCGCCACGGTGCGTTCGCGCCCGACGTCGAGGAGGGCGTCGAGCCCGAGGACGTCATGCTGTCTGGTGCGCTGGCCGAACGCCTCGGCCTCGGTTCAGACGCCGACCAGGATTCGATCCTGGCTGCACTCGACAGTGCCCTCGCCGTCACACCGGCTGCGGAACCGGTTGTTCCGGAGCCTGTCTCGGAGACTCAACCGGTCGCCACCGAGGTCGAGCCTGCACCTGCCCCGAAGTCGGATCCGGCCAAGCCGAAGCCGACCGACCTGGTGAAGGTGTGGAAGGACTACGCCGTCGAGAAGGGCTTCGACCGCAAGGAAGCCGAGAAGATGTCGAAAAGCGACCTCATCGCGGCACTGAGCTGATGCGGGGGAGGGGACGTTCATGGCAGTCGTATACGCGACCGTAGATCAACTAATTGAGCAGTGGCGTCCCCTCACCGATCAGCAGAGAGTGCGGGCAATATCCGCACTCGAGCTCGCTGCGATCCTGATTCGTCGGAACGTCGACATGTCCGATCTCGACATGAACGACGACCGCGAGCTCATCGCCCGTGCTGTGTCGATCGACATGGTGAAGTCGGCGCTGTCGGTCACCGATGACCAGTTCGGCAAGTCGTCGTACGCCACGACAGTGGGGAGTATCGCCGATTCCGCTACGTTGCTGAATCCGTCGGCGACCCTGTTCTTCACGGATGCCCACAAGGCACTGTTCGGGATCGGGCCGGCGACGGCCCCCGCCTGGTACTTCGGTGATTGCTGATGGTCGCCGGATATACCAGCATGATCGAGATCGAACGGCCTGTGATCACGAGGGATTCGTACGGCAACGACACGTTCGACTGGGACAACGCCGAACTCATACCCGTGCCATTGCCGGTGTCCATGCAGCCTCTGTCCCAGACGGAGTCCGGTGACAACGAATTCCGGCAGACGGTCACCACCGGGTTTCGGGTGATCTCGCAGGCGGGTGTCGATATTGATGTGCTCGACACCGACCGAATCCGGTGGGCTGGGCAGTCGTACGACGTCACACAGATCGCACGGTGGCCGCATCCCATGATTCTGAATGGAGTGCACCACATCGAGATTCAACTGGAGAAGGTGACCGGCTGATGGTGCGCATGACCCCGAAAATGTACAAGCAGATCAACCGTATGCCTGCCCTGCAGCAGCGTGGTATCGCGAAAGCCCGCCGTATCGCGGCGACGGCTCAGGCGATCACCAACTCCGAGGGCGGGTCGGCCCGCATCACCGTCGTCTCCGGTATCAGGCCCGGCGGCCGCGCGTTCGCGCAGGTCGTCTCGTCCAGCAGAGACGAAGAGTACGGAACCGAAACCACTCCCCGAATCAGGGCGATCGGCCGCGCCGCGCGGGCGACGAAATAGGAAGGCACACAGCATGAAGACAATCCGATGGTCGCTCCACCGCGATGACTCGAAGATCAACAAGACCGAGGACTTCGAGGACGAGCATGCTGCGGCGCGTTACGTCGACACCGGCATGGCGACCTACGTCGACGACCCGAAGCCAGGGGTGGAACCGGACGCCCCCTCGGCTGACTCCACCGATGTTGATCTTCCAGACGCGAAGGCCGACGTCAGGGCCCCGGACACTGACGCCGGTGCGCCTGTACTGGACGGCCCGAACTCACTGTCCAAGCCCGGCCAGGGAGCAGACGCGAAGCCAGCAGCAGGGGCGAAGCCGAAACTGTCGGGCAGCTAGATGGCGTTCCCCGACGTACTGGCATTGCTCTGCGAGAGCATGTCTGCGGAACTCGGGGTACGCACAGTCACCGACCTGCCCCCCGATTTCACGCCGCCGATCATCCAGGTCGTCACCATCGACGACATTCCGCGGGACAAGCCGTTCAACGGTAGGCATTTGCGCACCACCGTCTCGGTCGACGTCCTGTACTTCGGATCGAAGTCCGGTCCGGATCCGTTGGCCCATCTCAGGGCGCTTGCCGAGCGAGGCAGCGGTTGGCTCAATGCTTGGCAGCCCAACGGGATCACCGTCGACGAGAGAACGCGTCCGGTCCGTCGTCCGGACTACAACCCGAAGTTCCTGAGGTACGGCGGGGTCGTCGACTTCGTCTGCAAGCCGATCTGACATCCACCACGTAAACAGCTCTGCACCAACAGGTTCAGGGCAACTTCGTCATGCCCATGAAAGGGGCTTGTAATGACATCTCCCTCTCCGTACGGCAGCGACGTTGCCCGTATCGGTGTTACCGGTGCACTGCGTTTCGGCGCGAAGGGTGCCGTCTTCCCGACCCTCATGTCTGCGTGGACGAGCACGTTCGCCGACGCAGGCTGGATCTCCGACGAAGGCATCACCGAGAACCGTGACGCCGACACCACACCGTTCGTGCCATGGCAGTCCAACTCGCCGATCCGAGTGGCGACGACCTCCGAGACCATCTCGTGGGAAACCGTCATCTGGACAACGAGTTTCGACACGATCAGCCTGTTCTACAAGGTCAAGGCCGAAGACATGGTCGAGACCGACGGTGTCGTCTCGTTCGTCGACGGCGACATCAAGGACCAGGACCTGCGGGCCTTCGGCATCGACATCATCGACGGCGTTTACGCCCGCCGATTCCTCGTGCCTCTCGGTGAGGTCACCGAGCGTGGTTCGCAGACGTACACCAAGGGCGAGCTGATCGGCTACCCGGTCACCATCACCGCGTACCCCGGTGCCGAGGGCTGGTCGGTCAAGCGCCTGTTCAAGGAGAACTGGGAACTTCCCGCGTAGTCGACGGCGGCGCGGGTTGTCCGTGGTGGGTCTTCACCCGCGCCGCTGTCTTTCATCATCCCTAGACCCACCACTTCGCTGAAAAAGAAAGGCCCACCATGGCTTTCGAAATCGACCTCGATGCAATCGCCGCCAAGCGTGAAGAGGAGATCGGATCCACGGACCGATTCCCGTTCGTCTTCAAAGGTGAAACCTGGCAGTGCCTCGACCCGCTGATCCTGACAGACGATCTGAAGGCAGAGCTGCAGGAACTCGACAACGACGACCTCGAGGGATACGTCCTGTTCTTCCTCGGTGAGGACCAGGCCCAGAAGTTCTGGGAGATGGGCGGCGGTTCGGCTCAGGTCGCGAACGCGCAGCGTTTGTGGGTCGAGCACAACACCGACGAGTCGGGGCCTACACGACGTACACCGTCCTCCAACCGCATGCAGAGGCGCTCGAAGCGGCGCTGATCGCCGAGTACCACTTCGACGTCATCGCCGCGTTCTGGCAGGGCGAGATCTCGATCCGACAGGTACGCGTCCTGAAAGAGCATCTGCCCGATGGCAGTGCCGTGCACCGGGCAGGGCTCGACGGCCAGTACTGGACCAACAACGAGGCGTTGCTCTGGGGGTTGTGGCACAAGCTCGACTGGCTCGATCAGCGGCTCGTGTGGACCAAACGTATGAAGCCGAAATGGCCGAAATTCAAGGCGTTCCCGTGGGCCAAGTCCGGCGCTGTGATCGGCGACCGCGGCAGCGCATCGAACGAAGCAGCGATCCGATATCTCGAATCGATTGCTCCCCCGAAGAAATCGAAGGGTGGTGGCCCGCATGGCTGACGACGGCGATACGGTCTGGCTTCCCATCCTCCCGAGCTTTCGTGATTTCGCGGGAGCATTGACCCGGGGCACGGCCGGCGCGGGGGAGCGCGCCGGCCGTGCCGTCGGCGAGGGCATCGCAGGCGGGATCGCCTCTTCGCGTGCTGCGGTGGAGAAGGCCTCGGCTCTGGTCGCGAAGGCACAGGACCGCGTCGCCGACGCAACGGGCAAACAGACTGTCGCGCAGGCGAAGCTGATCGAAATGCAGGAACGCGGCATAACCCGCGGTGGCCGGTACGCGGCGGCTCTCGAAGCTGTCTCACGCGCGAACCGTGGTGTGTCGGCCGCGACCCGCGCCGCACAGACCGCTACTGACCAGCTCACCGCTGCGGAGACCGCAGCGGAGTCGGCGACCGATGATCTCGGTGTCAGCGTCGAGCGGACCGGCGGCGGTCTCAAGAACATGTTCGGCGGACTCGGTGGCGGCATCAAGCAACTGGCGGGTCTCGCAGCTGGCGCAGCGGGCGTCTCCGGGGCGATGGCCGGTGTCGGCAAGGCGATGGCCAACCAGGCCGACTACTCCAAACTCGCAGCCGCGCAGGGCGCATCACCAGAGCTGGCCAAGGAGTACGGCGTCCGTGCGGGCAAGCTGTACGCCTCCGGACTCGGCGACTCGATGGCCGACGTCACCTCCGCGATCGACGCCGCGCAGTCCTCGTTCGCCACACTCGGATACGAGGGCGAAGCCAGCCTCGAGCAGGTCACAACCCGGGCCGTCAATTTCGGGAAGACCTTCGACACCGATGTCGACTCGGCGATTCAGACCGCAGCCCAGCTCGTGCAGAACGGACTCGCCGTCGACTCGACGCAGGCGTTCGATCTGATGACGACCAGCTTCCAGCGCGTTCCGAAGGCGATGCGTGAGGAACTGCCGGAGATCCTGCAGGAGTACGGCACCAACTTCCGGGCACTCGGTATCGAGGGCCCGGACGCCTTCAACATGCTCGTTGCCGCCGCGGGCAACGGCAAGTTCGCTCTCGACAAGACCGGTGACGCACTCAAAGAATTCACCATCCGCGGATCGGACATGTCCAAGGCCTCTGCCGACGCCTACGCCTCGATCGGTCTCGATGCACAAACGATGTCGAATGCTATCGCCACCGGCGGTGCCGTCGCCAAGGACGCCCTCACGCAGACTGCCAACGGCCTTCTGGCCATCGAAGACCCGTCGGCGCGCGCGAACGCCGCCATTGCCCTGTTCGGCACACCGCTCGAGGATCTGTCGATCGACCAGATCCCTGCGTTCCTGTCCGGACTCACCGGTGCCGAGAACGCCATGGCCGGGTTCGAGGGCTCGGCCGACGCCATGGGCGCGACACTGAATGACAACGCTTCGTCGAAGCTCGAAACCTTCAAGCGCGGAATGGAATCGACGTTCGTCAACCTGCTCGGCGACAACGTCCTGCCGCTGGTCGGCGACTTCACCGGCGCGCTCGACGAGAACGAGGGCTCCCTGATCGGGGCAGTCGCAGGTATGACCGGGCTCGGAGGCGCGGTCGCTGGATTCGAGACCGCCAAGGGCGTGTTTGATTCCGTCGGCGAAGGGGTCACCTCCGTCAAGGACGGATTCCTGTCGGCGAAGGAAACCGTCACCGGCGCGATCGATTCCGTGAAGTCCGGCGCATCTGCCATCAAGGATGGATTCGGCGCGGCGAAAACCGCTGTCTCCACTGCCGCTACGTCGGCGAAGTCTGCGGCAACCGCGGTGGCGTCCGGTACTGCAGCCCTCGCCTCGAACACCGCTGCGTGGGCGGCGAACGGTGCAGCTGCGGCGCGCGCCGGTATCTCGTATGTCGCACAGAAGGTTGCTCTCGTAGCGAGTACGGTCGCGACCGCGGCGGCTACCGCCGCACAGTGGCTGCTGAACGTCGCGCTCTCCGCGAACCCGATCGGGCTGATCATCGCCGGTGTCACAGCACTCGTCGCCGGCTTGATCTGGTTCTTCACCCAAACGGAGATCGGGCAGAAGATCGTCTCCGCCGCGTGGGATGCAATCCGCGCCGGCTGGGACTACATGTGGAATCTCGTCTCGACCGGCATCACCGCGTTCGGAACTGCCCTCGGGTGGATCGGCGAGAAGGCCGGCCAGGCCAAGGACTGGGTTGTCGGCAAGTTCGGAGAGCTCGTCGGATTCGTGACCGAACTTCCCGGACGCATCACCTCAGCGGTGTCGGGAATGTGGGACGGCATCACAGAGAGTTTCAAAGCCGCCATCAACTGGATCATCCGCAAGTGGAACGACTTCCAGCTGGTGATCGGCGGCGGAACTGTGCTCGGTGTCGACATCCCCCAGATCACCCTCGGCACACCGAACATTCCGATGTTCCGGGACGGCGGCAAGCTTCGCGGTGCGGGAACTGGAACATCCGATTCGATGCTCATCCGCGCGTCGAACGGCGAGTTCATGACCCGCGCCAGCTCGGTGACCCCGGAGACCTTGCCGATCCTCGAGGCAATCAACGACGGATGGGTTCCTTCGGCTGACTTCCTGCATTCGATGGTCGGCGGATTCGGTTCACTGATCGGATCCGGCGATTACACCGGAAACGTCCTCGGCCAGGAGGAAGACTCGGCTCTCGTCGACGCGATCCTGCGTGGCCGTGAACTTCTCGGGTTCGCCGAGGGCGGCCTGATCTCCACCGAGGCGCTGCGGGACTTTGCCCGTGGTGTCGATGGCAAGCCCTACGAGTGGGGCGGCGTCAACTGGGGTGACTGCTCCGGCGCTGTCTCGGCGATCGCGAACTTCGCGACCGGCCGCGATCCGTTCGGATCTCGGTTCGCCACAGGCAACGAAGCCGAGGAACTTGCGGCTCGCGGATTCGTCCAGGGCAAGGGCAGCGCTGGGGATCTGCTCGTCGGATTCAAGAACGGCGGACCAGGTGGCGGCCACACCGCGGCCACTCTGCCGACGGGTGAGAACTTCGAGATGGGCGGCGCATACGGCCAGGGCAAGTTCGGCGGCACCGTGGGTGGCAACGATTCGCAGTTCACCGATTTCTGGCACCTGCCGGCGTCCGCTTTCACGGGCGGCAATCCGGCACCGGAGGAACTCCCGGCCAGCGCCTCGGGCACGGCCGATGCCGGACTTGAAGCAGCGGGGTCGGCGTCGTCCGGAGCAGCGTCGGCTGCAGCATCTGTTCCGTCATCGTCGGCGTCCTCGGGTTCGGGTGCGTCGTCGATGTCGTTGTCGGACTACGCCGGTCAGACGGCGTCGGACTTCGCCAGCGGCACGGTCAAGGACACGCTCGATTTCTTCGGGTTCGGCAAGCTCGCCGACCTCCCCATCATCCCGGTCGCACAGCCCTCTCCGGATCTGGCTGCGCAACCGACCGCGGTAGGCGGCAGTGATGGCAGCGAGTCGCTCCCAGCAGGTGGAGGAGGGGGTCCGTTGATGCAGTTCGGCGATGTCACCACCTTCAACCTCGAGGAGTTCCTCGCGATGTTGCGGCAGGAAGCGAATCGGCTGGTTCGTTCCGACGCTGTCTCGACCTCCGGGTGGGGCGGATGATCGGCCCGAGCAAGTCGATCATCCATTACGTCTCGCCCGGTGGCATCGTCATCCCGCTCTCGGGACACGGTGTCATCGGCGAGCCGGGATTCTGGATCGGCAACGGCCCGGACGGTCTCGGCCATATCGATGTCGACTCATTGTTCGATTCAGGTGCGCTCGATGAGGGTGAGGACTACGTCGGCGGAGTCGTCGACCACGCCGAACTCGATATCCCGATCCACATCCTCGGGGAGTCGAACGCGGACTTTCAGCGGCGCAAGGAGTTCTTCAAGGCGCTGATTCCTCGCGACCGGCAGGGCTGGCTCTGTGCGTTCACGGAGTCGACCGGGTGGCGAATGCTCGCTACCCGGCGCGGTTCTTTCAAGCCCGCGTTCGGATCCGACCCGGCAATCGCACGGGGCGCGACGTACGACACGGTGTTCATCGCCGACAAGCCGCACTCGCGAACCAAAGACGACGAGGACTCGTGGCAGAACAAGACCGGTGCCGGGTCGGGGGTGCTCTACCTCTATCCAGGTCCTGAAGCGCCGGGGTGGCCGAAGTTCGTGTTCACCGGACCAGGTCGTCTCCGACTGATGTACGAGGGCATGGACGTCACCATCCCCGTGACCTTGGCTGCCGGCCGGGAAATCTTCATCGACACCGACGAGCGCGTTCAGACGATCCGTGAACGCGCATCGACCTCAGCTGATCGTGGGCGGAATCTGTGGGGGTTGATGAAGGCGCAACACTTCCCGAATCCCATTCCGAGAGGGGTGGTCTCACGTATCCGATTCCAGGTCGCGGGGGCATCGACTCAGACGAAACTGTGGGCGACGGTCCCTCAGCGTCATGAGGGATTGCTGTGAGCCGCGAGGCTTACGCACAGTTCCAATCCGAGGCAGACGAGGACAAAGAGCTATACGGAAACCCGAAGCCGGGAATCCGGTTCATGTCCAAGTACATGGAGCTGTTCGCGCGCTGCGGTGACTTCCGCGAGATCAAGTTCAACGACAAGTCGAACGTGCCGGGATCGCTGACCATGACGGTGCCGGACAACGAAGTCTGGGAGGAGTACTTCTACGGGCAGTCGCAGTATGCGGTCCGCCCGATCGTCGTCGACCTTCCCGGGTATCAGACAGTCTGGTTCACAACGACGTTCGCGCGGGTCCAGGACCGGCGTACCCGTAAGAAGTTCATCCAGATCGTCGCGGTTTCACCGCTTGAGTTCTTGAATTGGGTACGGATTTTCCCCAACGCTTGGTTCCCCCCGGAGTTCCAGTGGCCGAAGGAATGGAGCGGTTTCGCACCGGCGGCAACTTTGCTGTCGATGGCCCTGACGCCGAACCTGATTCGGCTACAGGCCCCCCTCTGGTCGATCCCTTCGGGGGATCTTCTCGACCCGCAGACGTACAACCTGTTCCGCAATGCGATGTGGCCTCTGATGGTCAACCCTCGCAAGAAGGGGCTGTTCGACGGCACACCGTGGACCGCGGGTGTCGCGCGGATGGACAAGTTCATGGACTTTGCACAGGACGTGTGTAAGACCGAGAACCTCGAGATGACGATGACATGGTTCAACCCGGGCGAGCATCCGCAACCGTTCCCCGAGTTCGTCACTCTGACTCGTCCGACGATGGTCGTCGACTTCGTGCCGATGGGTGATCCGCTTGCGTTCGAGGGCAACGCTGTCGGCGGTCTCATCCGCACCGGCATTGCGATGGCGAAGGACGCGATCGAGTGGATCACGTACCCGATCCTGAATCCGAACGATCCCGACCCGGAGCTCGAGGGGATCCCGGTCTATCGGAACGGTCAACATTCGACGATCGATCACGGCGAAGAGGTCACCCACATTCCCCTCGCCACGAGGGCGACCGTAGGTGGAAAATCTCCCGACTGGCTAAATCAAGCGATTGTTACCGGCGCTAACCTTTTGTTGGGCGTAATCTCCTCTGCCGCATCGTCGATCATCCCCGGGTTCCCGGTGCTCCAGCTCGGCATCTTCGAGGATCAAGTCAAGGACGTCGTCATGGCGTTCCACTCCCAGGAAGACCTGCGGCTCGCGAAAGAGGCTGGGCCGTGGCGATTCCGGGAGGCGTTCGGAGAATCTTCGGTCACCGGGCTGTCACTGAACGCGTACGCGTCAATGAAGACCACTCTGTTCGATCACCGCGGGTACGTGTCGCAGTCGGTCGAAGTGTCAAACGGCGCACCGTATTACGTCGGCCGCGACCTGAAGAAGGGCAAGCCCTGCGGGTACGAGACCCCGTCAGGGAAGATCCGCGTCGAGAAGCTCACCGAGATCAGTTACGAGTACTCCCGAACTGTCCGTGGCCGCTTCACGTTGCAGATCGGATCCGGTGAGGCAGAACGCGAACCGGGCCAGTTGGCCCTCGGAAAAATCCGCAAGATCGGTAGCTGGCTCACACGCGTCGCGCTCGGCGCATAGAACCAATCGAACGAAGGAGAAGATATGGCCGACATCATTCTGCCTCACAATGTTTCGATCATCCCGCAGGAGACGAGCTACTGGTGTGGGCCTGCATCGTGCCAGGTCGCATTCGACATCCGCGGTATCAACTCCACCGAAGCCGACCTCGCACGCCAGCTCGGCACCACGCGCAACGGCACCAGCCACATCGGTCTGATCACCGACCTGCTGAACCGAAACGTTCCCGCGGACTACATCACCCGTCAGATCCCCGGAAACGACGCTACGCAGGCGCAGAAGGATCTGCTGTGGAAGGACGTGCAGGCCTCGATCCTCGGCGGGTACGGCGTCGTCTGCAACGTCGTCGTGCCGCCGTCGAACTACCCGCGCGGTACCCGCGGTGAGAAACCGGCCTACGCAGGTGGGACGGTGTACCACTACTTCACCGTGGTCGGGTGCAATCCCGACACCCGTGAGGTCCTGGTCGCCGACTCCGGGTTCCGCCCGTTCGAGTACTGGATGTCCGTCGACCAGCTCGCATCGTGCATCGCGGGCAAGGGCTACACGGCAACACCGAACGAGAAGCCCGTGCAGCCGGCACCGCCGGTGGATACGCGCTCGCCAGCTGACATCGAACTCTCGAAGCGATTCCAGTCACGGTCGAAGTACCGCACGAACGACGACGCGATCGACACCCTCGCAGGGTTCATCCTCAACACCGACGGCCGAATCCACGAGCGATCCGTCGAGCGTCAGCGCGGAGAGCAGTAGTGGTCACCGCAGCAGCGATGCATCGCGCGTTCGACGGGGCGAATTCGGTAGGCCGGTACGCAGCCCTCGCTCCGTCGTTCAACGAAGCAATGCTGCTGGCCGAGATCACCACCCGCAACCGCGCGGTGATGTGGTTTGCCCAACTCGGCCACGAGTCGATCGGGCTGTCGGCGTTCCGTGAGCTGTGGGACCCGACCCCCGATCAGCGCACGTACGACGGCCGCATGGGCAACGACCAGCCGGGGGACGGATTCCGCTATCGCGGCCGCGGTGCCATCCAGATGACCGGCAAGAACAACTACCGCGAGTGCTCGAAGTGGGCGCACGCCCGCGGTGCTGTCCCGACGCCGACGTACTTCCTCGACGACCCCGCGGCCGCCGAGCGTGACGAGTACGTCTTCCTCCCGGCCGTCTGGTACTGGACGACCCAACGAGAACTCAACGGCCTGTCCGACCGCCGCGACCTGATCGGCGCGACTCGGGCCATCAACGGCGGCACCAACGGACTCGACGACCGTCAGCGCCGCTACGCCCTCTGCGACTCCATGGGAGACGCACTCCTACCCGAGAGGATCACCACCATGTCGTACGCCGACGACGAACTGACCAAGAAGTTCGCGAGCCGCTCCAAGTACCGCACCACCGAAGATCCCATCGATACCCTCGCGGGCTTCGTGCTCAACACCGACGCCCGGATACACGAGGAGTTCGTCGAGCGCGAGGCGGCCAAGGGCCAGCAGTGGGCGATCGACCTGGTTCGCCGCGAGGCGGACAAGGGCGATGCCGGGGCGAAGGCCGCACTTACGAAGGTGGGGAAGTGATGGCCGATAACGCGATCGACATCATCACCCGGAACGTCACGGCCGAGATCACCGCACGGTTCGAGGGCGCGGTGGCCCAGTTCGATGCAGAAGTGGTCGCGGCTCAGGCCAGAGCTGACGCCCTGTTTGCACGCCTCGAGGTCGAAGGGCAGCGCCGAATGGACGAGCTCTTCTCGAAAATCCCTACCGCCGCCGTCATAACCGAAGACGGTGACTTCGACCCAGTCGGGTGGATCAAGTCGCAGGCGAAGTCGAGGGCACTCCGGACTCTCGTTCAGGGTGGTCTCGCAGCGGTCGTCATCGCATTCGTGACCGCGGTAGTCCAGCAGGTCGCCGACCCGAACTTCGACTTCACCGAGTTCAGTGACTGGAAAATCGCGATCGGCCTCGGTCTCGGCGCGGTAGGCACCGCGGCGAGTTCGTATCTGCAGAACAAGTTGGCGATCAAACCGCCGAAGGTGCAATAGTGCCGGGGCAGGGCGAAGCGGACGTATATCTGCCACCGTTCCGCGCCGCCGTACTCGCGTTCTTCCTCGGTACCGCCTTCATCGTCGGTGGACCCGACCGAATTTCAGGTCCTTCCTACGCAACACTTCGCCAATTTGGTGGCGAGATCATCTGGGGCATCGGCTTCCTCATGGTCGCGGTCATCCTCCTCGCGGCGTCCAGGTTCTCGGCTCGGGTCCTGTTTCACGCGTACATGGCCGCGGCAACAGGGTATGCACTCTTCGCACTCGCAGTGCTGGATGCTGCGCGGCAACTCGAAACGGGTGGACTGACCGGCATCGTCGTCTACACCTGGGTTGCATGGATTCACATCCTCGCTGCCGCCGCGAACAGTCGCGGCCGCCTCGCATTCGCACTCCTCGCCCTTCACAACCGGGTGGCGGCTCTACTCCACTTTCCCGATCGAAGGGACTCAGATGCAGCCGCTCGTCGTACGTAGAGCGGGCTCCTTCGAGAAGGCCACTTTCGGGCTCTCGATGTGGATCGGCATACTCGCTGTCGCAACACCATTCGAGATTTCGTCGGCACTCGACCGAGCATGGCCGACGGGATCGAACTTCTACTTCGCCATTATGGGGTTAGGTGGTCTCGGCGGGTTGATCGCGACGTGGAACTCGAGCCGGTCACGTACACCCCATCAGATCCGCCAGGAGACGTCAGCGGAGATCACATCGCTGGCGATCATCGGAGTCCTGTGGTTCGGGTACGGGATCGCCGCGTTCGCGTTGGGGACCCGCGCGATGACCGCCGGGAGCATGGGCGCGACGATCACCGTCGCTGCGGGGCTACGGATCTGGAACATCGTCCGAGACCGTCGCAGAATGAACCGCGCCTTGATGATTCCCCGACCCGCAGATCCGCCGGCGTTGGCAGAGGGTGAGGGTGATCGATGACATGGCTCGACACTGTCCTGAAAGTCTTCTCGGTGATCACTCCACTTGCGGTCGCAGTGTTAGCTGCGCAGCTGTGGATGATTTCGTCGCAGAAACGGAAGGTCAATGCTGACGCAGGCAACAGTGAGGCATCAGGTGCAGCAACACTTTCCGCTGCTGCGCTGACCCTAATTTCTCCATACAAGGATCAAGTGAACGACCTCGTGGCGACGGTCAAGCGGATGGAAGAGTTCATCGACTTGCAGGTCGATTGGGAACTTCTCGTCGTGCAGACGTGTCGCGACGCCGGCGGACCGATACTTCCGCCACCTCCGACCCGACCGCGGTTCTGATCTCTTCGATTCACGATAGGAAGTGGCATGCCGGAACCGAAGTTCAAGGCGACTGATCCAGCAGTAATCGATCTCGGAAAGTTCCTTGAGGCGGCCCCTCTGTCGAACGGGACCGTTGCGAACCTGCCCGGCGGACAGAACGGCGTCACGAACGTTCTGGCGCAGGCCATCCTGAATTGGCAGGCCAATGTGGTCTATGACCAGGGGGAGTGGGTCTCACGTCAAGACGTCGAGAACACACCCGACTTCGGTGAGGTCGAGGTCCGCACGATCGGGCAGGACGAGGCGTATCGCCTGATGCACCGTGCCACCGGAATCGTCGCGCTCGAGGAAACCCGCGACATGGCGTGGCGGTCATTGAAGGAAAAGGTTCGCGCTCATGCGCGTGTGAAGGGGGATTCCGATGGCGACTGACCCGATCGAGACGATCAACGTCGATCTCGAGATCATCGGGATTCCGCAGGCAGCAGGCATGCCGCCGATGACGGACACGTATCTGCATGTTCGGCGTCGTCAGGACGGTTCGGCGCAGCAGGCGAAACTCGGCCTGCCTGCGTACCAGGGTGGGCCCGGTCCAGCGGGGATTCCGGGTGCCATACACAAGGGTGACAGGTCCACCTCGCAGCTTGTGGCGCTGCAGTCGACGCTCGGTGTGGATCAGCTGAACTGGTCTTACCGCAACGTGGACAACAACTCTCAGTACGTATGGGACGGCTCCACGTTCGTCGTGTACCAGAACGCGTACGGAGCTCGAGGTCTTGTCGGACCTGCGCCTGTGCTCCAGCCTGGCACGGTGAAGTACGACGGCGTCGTCGAGGGCGATGCGGTCATGGAGGTCACCGGACCGGACGGTGGCCCGTATGCGATCCACCTCGATCTGCCTGAGCCGCCGCAGGGTGAGCAGGGCGATCCCGGTCCGTCGGGTCCGATCTACACCTCCGTCGATGTGGTGGGCACGCCGACGGAGGGCCAGTCGCTGCGGCACCAGACTTCCGACAACAAGCTCCATTGGTACAACCCTCCGACGGCGATCGAAGAATATGTGGTGCCGCCGAACGGTTTCCCGGCCGCGTTCACCAAGGCCTCGACGGACACGCGTGCGCAGCTCGTCGCGATCACCATCCCGGCGAAGACGTACGCATACCGGTTCGACTTCGCCGGCGGCGTCGACGTCCAGGCGAAGACCGGTCACCAAATCGACATCGAGATCCGCAGAGACAACGCGACATCCGGCGAGATCGTCGGCTACGGCAAGGGACAGGACGGCGAGGGCTGGCGAGAGGTCGCGTTGCGCGCGCACTCCGACGTTGCGATCCAGCCCGGCTCGACGGAAGGAGTGGTTCCCGTGAACACTGCGACGACGCTGTACGTCACCGCTGTCAAGAAGGTCGGCAACCTGCTCGGCTGGGGTGTGCGCCCGGACCTCGCGCAGCTGCGGATCCGTCTGACCCGGGTGGTGTAGGTGTCGCTCGAGGTCGATCCGTGGGGCGGGAACGAAAGCTACGAGCAGTATCCCTCGGATCGGTACGAACAGAACCTACCCACGTTCTACTCCTCAGGTGAAGCACTCGACGCCTACGGCAACCGCGGCGACCTCAAGTCGACGCAGGAGGCCGCTGATCTGGTCTTCGGTGCGATCTTCGAGGGAACCGCGGGGAAGACCTCGCTGCCCGCGACGATGCTGGACATGTTCGGCGGCAGCCTCGATTCTTTGCAGAGCTTCATCGAAGACGTGCCGATTCTCGGCGACCTCGCCGAGATCTTCACCGGCAACCCCGACAGTGACCTCAACGATATCGGTTCGTGGGTCAACAACATCCTGAGCTTGCTCGGTCTGTCGAAATCTCAGGCCGCCACGCCTGGACTTGATCTCGTCGGTGCGGCAACGGATTTCATCCAGAACATACTCAATCCGACTGGACAGCTGACGAGCATCGGTGTCGTCAACGAGAAGATCGCAGCGTCACAGGCTCTCGCTCTCGCGGCTGTCGGTGCGCAGGGCGTCAAGGTCGAGGCCGTGAAGGCGTCGATGATCAGCATCCAGGATGGACTGCCGCTGCAGAAGTTCTCGCACTCGATGACGAACTCGGAGATGACGTTCGACCGGGACATGTTCATCGTCGAGACTACGGCTACCGCAAACGGAACCGTCTCGTCTACCACGGGTCAACCGAATACGAGCGCAGTCGAAAATCACACGCACACGATCGGTTCGCGAATACACGCGCACACCTTTTCCATCGGGCAACTGCAGACGGTACCGAAGGACACCGTGTACGGCGGGTTCATCCGTACGTCGTGGGGTGGGCTGAGGGAATCGTTCACCTACGCGGTCGGTGCTGGCAGCAGCCCCTGCTCGCTTGAGGTTGTCGTTTTCCAGATGAGCAGGGAGGAAGGGACCGCGGGCCAGATCACCTGTCTGTGGGCCTCACCTGATCAGACGCCCATCATCGGAAACACTCCGGGGGAGTTCACTCCGGACATCCCCGAGGGGCTCATCCTGCCCGATCGTACCGACCTGTTTCTCGCGATTCACCAGTACGGCACGGGCAATGCCCGGCAGGTGTGGGGGATTAACATCGGCGGCCCGGACCGCCAGGGTCTGCTGTATCCGGCGAAGTCGATGGGGCGATTCGGATACTCGAGCAAGCTCGTCGAAGGCAACACGTTCGAGGCGGGCGCGCTGTTGTTCGACACCACGTTTAAGCCGTGGCTCGGTATCGGACCTTCGCTCAACATCCCGCTGCCGGGATTGGTCGTGATCTTCGAGCCGTTCGACGACAACGTCATTCCGCCCACTCTGCAGAAGAGCTTCTTCGGGCAGCCGGCACGGATCGTCGACGGCAACTTCGTGTTCTCCGGGACCACGGACGGCGAAGCGCTCTACACAGCGACCACGACGATGAATCGCGACAACCACTTCGTCGAGGCGGGTATCGCGATCCCGGTCACTGCCCAGCCGCAGCGGCTCTACGTCCGTAGCGGTGTGGCGTTGAAGGTGAACAACACGGGCGTCTCGATTCAACGTGGCAGCTCGGGGACCGTACTCGCGACTGCGGCCGTTGTCCCTGCAGTCGGTGACGTACTGCGTCTGATCGCGAACGGAAACGTCTTCACCGTCAACAAGATGAACGGTGAGACCGTGGTCGCGACGCTCTGCCAGTACGTCGATACCGCGAACGCGATACCGAAGGGCTCGAGCAACAGACTCGTCCAGTTGTCTGCGAGCCGGGCCTTCCCTGGCGTCAATTCGGGCGGCTGGACGTACTTCCGCGCACAGGACATTCCCGACCCGGAGTAGAGGGGAGCGACCGACATGCAGGTTAAGACAATCCAGTTCGACGATTTTCCCGAGGAGCTGTACGTCACCTACCACGAGGGGACGCTCAGCATCGGCACGGCAACCGGTGCCATCAGCTCGGCGTTCGTCGAGCCGCTCGAACCCGAGGTACTCGATCTGCTGCAGACCGAGCCGATTCCCGAACCCGAACCCGAGGCCGACGCCGGTGAAGAACCCGAGCACATCGAAAGTGAGGTCTGAGCTATGCCGCTGGGATATTGCAAGGTGCGGGTGAACATCACCGCGTTGGTCAAGGACGGGAACGATTCCGATATCGCCCCCGACGAGCAGGCACTGTCCGGGCAGTTGAAGCTGGTGCCGATGGTCAAGCCCGGCACACCGCTGCAGTACGACGACGGCGGGCGGAAGAAGCTCAAGGTGCTGACGGCTCTCGAGAACATCGAGATCGGGCCCTTCGGTGACATCGTCAACGGGGCAGTCGACTTCGTCACCGTGCCGGCACCGGACGCGTCGAACACGAACATCGCAGCCCTGCAGTGGCAGGCGATTTTCGTGAACCCGAAGTACGGCAACAAGATCGTCCAGATCAACGACATTTTTTTCTGGGCTGTTGCCGGGGTCGACATCGATCTCGCCGATCAGGTGAACACGGCACCGTCGTCGACGGCGGTGCAGATCACCCGGGGCCCGAGGGGTTTCGGTGTCGTCGACGTTCAGACCGAGGCCGACGAGTTGGTGTTCTTCGCCGGACCGCAGGACGACCCAGATGCGTGGCTCGAAGCGGGACGCGCTCTGCTTCCTGCTGGCGGAGGGCTGACGGTCGAGCAGATTGCAGCTGCAGCAGGGGACGCCGAGACAGCCCTCGGACAGGTACTTGCAAATAGCTACACCCCGGTGCTGACTGCGGATTCGTCTCGGCCCGGTCTCTATTTTTTTAGCGGTGCGGTCGCGACGGATGGTGCGTTGGCGGCCGCGAGCAGCTACTACAAGTCCGCAGCGCTCGCGTCGGGTTCCACTCGGCTCAAGCTGCTCACGTTGGGGGACTCGACGAACGACGGGTTCGGCTCGCCGGGTGGACCGAGTTCGTGGGCGAAGGTGTGGCCGCAGCGACTCGCCGAACTCCTGCGGTCTCAGCTCGGTCGTCCTGCCGGTGGGCGGGGCTGGATTCCGCCGTCGCCGCCGGTCGGGCCGGGGAGCTATTCGTTCAACACCGCGCAGCAGTTGCCCGCCGGCCGCACGCTCGACACGCTGAATGTGCCGACTTTTCAAACGGGCATTCCGGGCTCGCTGTGGCTGCAGCGTGGACATGCGAGCAACGCCGACGAGGTGCTCTACACCCTCTCGCCGGGTGTGACGGCGGTCGACGTTCTCACCACCGGCTACAGCGGCAACATGATCATCACCGCGGCCAATGCCGGGTCGTCGATCACGAAGTCCTCGGTCGGTGACCGGATCGTCACCAGGATCACCGATCCTGGTGCGACGGTGTCGATTCGCGGTGATGTCGGGGTCGGTCTTGCGATCCTCGGCATCATCGAGCATGTCGGCGACGACGGCGCGGGGGTCACGCAGGTCAATCTGTCGCAGGCCTCGATCCGCGCGTTCGAGGTGGCGGGATGGCTGTCGGAGTCGGACAAGTCGACGTTGCCTCTCATCGATGCGTACGACCCGCACGTTGCTCTGATCACTCTCGGCTCGAACGACAAGTCGACCGGTCGGACACAGGCGCAGATGTCGTCCGCGATGACCACGATCGTCGAGCGACTCCGCTCGGCGTCCGCGCAGATGGAGATCGTCTTCATCGTCCGCCCGGACCCCGATACCGCGTGGACCGCGTACGGCAACAACATCATCTCGACCGCGGCCACTCTGGGTGTCCGCTCGCTCGATCTGCGGGGCCAACTGTCGAGTTCGTCGCTGTACGTCGCGGACGGCGTCCACTTCAACGAAGCCGGCGAAGACGCCATGGCTGATCTGCTACTCGACTACATGAAAGTAGGTGCCTGACATGGCTGACGCGATTGTCACGGTCGACGAGTCGTCGACGCTGCCGGAGGCGGTGCGGTCGAAGCTCGAGGAGGGTCTCGACACTCGTTATGCCCCCATTGGTCTCGATGGCGAGGTGGTCAAAACCGTCAACGGATCAGCTCCAGACGGGGCCGGAAACGTCGTGGTCTCAGGCGGCGGTGGCGCGACTTTCACCGAGGACTCCACCCGTCCCGGTATCTACCTGATGGGGGCCTGACATGGCAGTAGGATTCGTCACCCTCGATGACAGCAACAACCTTCCGTCCGTGGTTACGGCTCAATTCGCCGGGGTTGTGAAAGCGCCGACCAACGGTGTCACCCCAGCTCTCTCGGCATTCCAGGCTGCGGTCACGGCCGCAAACGGAAAGCCCCTGTTCGTCCCGCCAGGTGACTACCTGTTCGACGGTTCTCTCACCGGCAAGGTGAACCTGACCTTCGCGCCCGGTGCCCGCATCTTGCAGACCGTGAACCTGCCTGCGATCGAGCTGACAGGTACAGGCTCGGAGACCTCGCGTGGCCTGCAGTCGGCGGCAGCGGCAGGGCAGAACATCATCAACTGCAACGCGGTGGGCCTCGTAGCTGGCGATTGGGTGCTGATCCGATCCGCTGCGGTGTTCCCCGGTTCGACCGCGGGCAGCAAGATCGGTGAACTCCACCGCGTCCGTCAGGTCGACGGCACCACTCAGTTCCGGACGATCAGCAACCTCGACCACTCCTACGCCATCACTACCTCGAGCGTCGTGAAGTTCGGAATGCTCGAAGGTGTTCGGCTTCTCGGCTCCGGCGAGTTCATCAACACCATCGGCGCAACGATGAAGCTCCCGATGCTCCGGTTCACGGCATGTGCCGACCTCGCTGTCGACGTCTCCATCAGGGACGCAGGCGGTCCAGGCATCACCTTGTCTGCGGACACCCTGTTCGATGTGCGCGCCCGAATCCGGGGATCTCTGAACGACGAGGCGAACGGGAACTTCGGTTACGGCGTCGAAGCATTCGGCGTTTCCTGCCACGGCCGCGCACACGTCGACATGGTCGGTGGCCGTCACGCGTTCACCACCACATCGGGCGCGACAACCGCGGGAGTCCCTCGACACATCGATGTGTACGGCATCGCGGAGGGAACCACGAACACTGCATGGGACACCCACGAGGAGGGTGAGTACATCAACTTCCGCGGTGTCACGGCGTTCGGTTGCCGCAACGGTTCGATCAAGCACCGCGCCCCGAACTCGTCGGTGATCGAGCCCGTGGTCCGAAACTGCCTCGGCCTCGGTGTCCGGTTCGCACCCACTGCATTCGGCGGCTCTCTTCATGGCGGTGAACTCCGCGACATCCGATACCTGTCCGAGGGTTCCCCCGGGGTCGGCGTCTCGATCGAGGCCGATGACGTGGTGATCAGCGGAGATCCACGGATCGACTGCGATGACCAGGCCGTTCTGGTGGCGACGGCTGCGAACCGCTCGCGCATCAAGTCGGGGTCGTTCACCGCAGGCAAGCGCGCGAACGCGGACACCAACGTCGCGATCGACTACCAGGGGACGTCGACGAACCACCGGATCGACCGCGGTGTTTCCATCGAGTCGGCGGCGGTCGGGATCAAGGCCGCAGCCACCGTCACCGATGTTCGGGTGTCACCACTCCGCAACGATGCGACATCTCGCGTGGTGGGCGATGTGCACCTACTCAGCGACGCCCTCTCGCCGCGTCGCATCGAAACACCAGCAGCCAGCACGGTTCGGTCTGCGCTGGTGCCGACAACCACGCGCGTGTACCTCGCGCCGTTGGAGATTCGGGACGATCAGCCGTGGACGTCGTTCGTGCCGAAGATCCTCGTCGGTATCGCAGGAGGTGCGGCGGACTCGGTCGAAGTCGCCGTCTACGACCTTGCTCGAAACCGACTGGCCACGACCGGGCCTCAGGTCGGACTCGACGTCGTCGGGGTGAAGACACTGCCCACACTCACGCTCACACCGTTGCTGCGCAAGCGGTACCTGTTGGCCGTGCAGTTCGTGACGGCGGGAACGCTCTCGGTGCACGCAGGCAGCTTCGCATTGGCGTCAGCCGCGAGTCTTCCCGGTACGACAGACGATCTTCTGTTGGCGGGCTACGTCACGACCGCGAGCCCGCTGCCGACCACCCTGGGAGGCGTCGCCTCGTTCGCAGTGACGACCTATCCGTGGGTGCAGCTCACTCCCGCATAACCGGCGCGTTCATTCAAACGAATGCATCCATCTGAGAGACCAGCCGTTACGTCCTACACTCCACGGATGATCATCTCAGCGGACAGCCGGGAAACCAGCGAAAAGCTGGGTTTGACAGGGCTCCTCGCGGTGGCTGCGATGTTCGCGGCTGTGCTCCAAACGATCGCGATCGCGCTACAACCGGGCGTGCCTGGGCTGACCCTGATGGATGATGCGGTGGTCGTCGTCCTGGTAGTTAGCATCTTCTTCCGGTTGGCCCATGCTCCCGGCTGGACGGCCTATGTAGTGGCCGTCTGGATGATGTTCATGGTGTTCGGCGCGGTGCGGTCCCTCGTCGAACCAGGTATCACGTTCATCTTGTTTCGGCAGGTCACCATCCCTGCGCTGCTCGTGCTGGTGGGTCTCACGCTCACGCAGTACGAGTGGCGCAGGATAGTGCGCATCGCGATATGGATTGGCATCGTGAACGCGGTCTACATGATTGTTGAGCTGCTCGGCGTGCGCATCCTGGACCCGGTGACTCTGGCGACGTACGACCGCAGCCACCTGCCGATCCGTGACGGCGTCCCGACGTACTACTTCTACTACTCCGAGTTCACCGGCAGCGAGCCGTTCTTCCGTGCGGGCGGGATGGTGCTCAACCCTCCCATCGCAGGCCTCGTGACTGGTGGCGCGCTCGCGCTGCTGTGGTGGACCAAGGACTTCCGGAACCGGAAACTGTTCATGCTCCTGCTGGCCGTGAGTACGGCCTTCACATTCGGCCGCGGCGGCATCCTCGTCGCCGCCTGCGCTATCGCACTGCCTGCAATGATCCGAGGGCTCGGGAAGTTCTGGACGATCGTCATCGCGAGCCCTGTCGCGTATCTCATCGGCACGCAGCTCGCCGACGACGGTAACAGTTCGATCCACGCGAAGGGCCTGATCGACGGCCTGCGGTTCAGCGTCGAGAGCTACGGGTTCGGTATGGGATTCGGGGTCACCGGCAACGCCCTGAAGGCGCTGCGGCGGACGTGGTCCAGTGAGAGTTTGCTCGGTATCGCGTTCGCGGCAGGTGGCATCGTGGCCGTTCTGATCGTCGCGGCGCTGTTGGCGAAGCTGTTCCTGACGATCAGCCAGGGTGGCAACTGGGAGGCCGCGGTCGGAATCGGGATGATCGTCGCCGCCCTGTTCTCCGAATCGGCCGGCGCGCTGAACGGAACGATTCCGTTGTGGTTGGCGATGGGTGTGGCGCTACGCAAGGCGTACGACTATCGGTCCTCCCAGACCGGATTGCTCGCTCCCGGTACCCGCCCATAACACCAATCGTCAGGTCACAATTTCTCGGACCGAATGGTCGAGTTCAGAGGTATGCTGGTGTGCGACTTGGAGATAAGTCGACCCCGACTAGGTGCTGGAACACCGTAAGCCGGGGCCTCGCCACAACCAGAATGGACCTGGATCATGACTGCCGATTACGGTACCCGTCTACCCGCGAACGTCACCATCCCGGATGACACCGAGTTCGAGATGCTGATCGACGCCTTCCTCTCCCGTTATGGGACATCGACCCGCAACGAGTACGGCCGCGACATCGCCATGTTTCGACAGTGGTGCGAGACGCACGCCGACGGCGTCCACCCGTTCCATGCTCGCCGCATGACGATCGAGGCGTACGTCCGCTACCTGTCCGACGAACGGGGCAATGCTGCCCGCAGCGTCAACCGCCGGCTTATCTCACTGCGTCAGTTTTTCGAGTACGCACTCGACGACGACTACGTGATGAAGAACCCGTGCCGCAATGTGCGAATGGCTCGACCGAAACTCGATCTGTCGAAGAAGGTCCATCTCAATCGCGAGGAGACGCAGAGGTTCCTCCGGGCCGCCTACGACAGCTCGCCATCCGACTACGCGATGTGCACCCTGATGGCATACCTCGGAATGCGAGTGAGCGAAGTGTGCGAGCTGAACGTCCCAGATGTCCTGCAATACTCGAAAGGGCACCGTGTGGTGACGTTCGTTGGCAAGAACGGCGACCCTGCCACGCTTCCGCAGGCACCGGTCATCATGCGAGCACTCGACACGGTGATCGAGTCCCTTGAGGACAAGCAAGGGCCGCTGTTCATCCGCCGCGACGGCACGAGGATGACTCGCCGTTCCGCAGACAGGGTTGTGAAACGGATCGCCAACAAGGCAGCGATCAACGACATGGTGGTCTCGCCGCACACGCTGCGGCACGGTGCGATCGCCAACGCCATCGACGCGGGTATCCCATTGCGGGAAGTGCAGCTCGCGGCCCGGCATCGCGACATCTCGACGACCATCCGGATCTACGACCGCGGCCGACTCAATCTTGATACCCACGCTTCGCACGGCCTGGCCGCGTACCTCGGGTCGGTAGCATGACCGGCATGCTCGTACAGCAATCGCGCGCCGGCCGCCGCAGCGTGACGTGGTCCTGTGGTCACACGGGATGCGACTTCACTGTCGTGAAGGACATGACCGGCGCGCAGCCGGGGGATCACTTCGAGTTGCCTGAGATCGCCGTGCATGTCGCCGAGGCGCATCGCGTGTTCGGCGGCAAACCAGGGGTCGAGTTTTGCCGCGACGACTGGGCACCTATCTCCCTGGCTGACCTGACATTCGACGAGGGCGAGTAGCTGTGGCCGACGACACGACGTTCACCCCGGCCGCCGACGAGGGGCAGGCCGGGTGGGTACTGCTCCCGGACGGACGCCGCGCTTACCGCTACGAGGGGTCGGACGACGTGATCATCCACAAGGAATCCGCGGGGGAGTAG